GCCATCGCCAGAGCCATCGCCAGAGCCATCGCCAGAGCCATAGCCATCGCCATAGCCATAGCCATCGCCATAGCCATAGCCATAGCCATAGCCATCGCCAGAGCCATCGCCATCGCCATAGCCATCGCCATAGCCAGAGCCATCGCCAGAGCCATCGCCATAGCCATAGCCAGAGCCATCGCCATAGCCATCGCCATAGCCAGAGCCATCGCCAGAGCCATCGCCATAGTCAGAGCCATCGCCATAGTCAGAGCCATCGCTTACAGCGAGGAATGACCTGATACGTTCTTCTAACTGTTTCTCCATACCTTTACCGACTCAATGGACTTAATAGCCTCTTCACTACACGGGATGATCTCGATTACCTGCATCACCATGTGCTGCGGCACCGTGACGGTGAACTTACAACCGTTTGGCTTCTTCGTTCCCTCCGTAGCCAGCTGGCTGAGGCTTGCTGCCCCGTCCCAGTACCAGATACGGCGGCTGTTCTCCAACTCTACTTCTACACCTGCAGGTGTCTCACGCTTCTCTTTCAATGTGCCAAAGAACACTCCCGCTCTGCTGGCACGGATAATTACTTTCTTTCCGATTATTTCCATAATGTTACTTGGTTTTAAATTGTTAATACTATTTTTCAGCCTCGGGCTGTTTTTCTTCTGATTTCTTTGCCGTGTACTCGAAAACGTCCATGATCTTCGTCTCGCTGACGGAGCAGATGACGTAATCGATCATCGTGCCGCCCATCACCTCTTCGATATTCTTCACGGCACCGTTGAAGGAACCAGCCTGGACGAGATAAGTCACCGTGCTGCGCTTCTCCTTCTCCGTCTTCTCATCGATGGTAATGAACTGGAGCTTGGCCTTGTACCACTTATCGGCCATATCGTCGTCGGAGAAGAATATCTCCTTGTAGGCTGCCTTCTTGATGTCGGCCACGTCGAACTCGCCGCTGATATAGCTGGACATCTCATCGATGATGCGTTCCTCGGCCTCGCTGAAACTCAGGGCGTCGACGACATAATTCTCATTCACTTTCTTCTGCAAGCCGTCTTCCATCACTTTCTCATAACGGATCTTGCACTCAAACCAGATAGCCGTTCTACTTCTCATAATGTGACTTGAATTTAATTGAGTTAATATTAATTATCCCATACATCGGGGTTATAGCTCGACATGATACCGACTTTCTTTAAATTGATGTCCTTGGAGAAGACAATCGTGTGCTGCTGCATATTGTCCTTGTCCTCCTCCTTTAAGGCGTGTATCAGTTCCTTAACCGTACTGATAATAAAACGCTGTTCCTCGGTCAGGTCTTTGACATTGACGAAGGAATCCAGTTTATCGTCTACGCATATAGTGCAACGGCAGTATGTGGTCTTTGTGCCATCCTTATGCTTAATGTAGACCGTCCCGAAGATATACGTGTCAGGATCCAGCTTCTCCAGATTGGCTATCAGCTCACCTACGGATCCGTGAAGAATCCCTATGGTCTTCTCATACTCCTCACACTTCAGCGGATCGGTGAAGAGCCTGCCGTCCTTGGCCTTGTAGTATATCGTTGCGATCTCCATTACTTCTTACCGATTACTTTCCTGAAATGTTCCAGCTCGCGCTGCTTCCGGGCCTCCTCGATCTCCACATGGGCGGCAGCGATATTCTTGCGCACATCTGCATCTGCGCCTGCTATCCATTCGTTGATGATCCGCATAAAATCTTCAAGGCTTCTCACAACCAAGCAAAAATAGCCTGCAGACCTGAACATATACTGAAATTCTTTCTGCTGCTGCGAAAGGATTCCCTTTTCCGTCTTCAGTTCTACACCCAGACCATGATAAGGCCTGTTTATCTCAACACCGTCTTTGTCAAGGTAAGATATTCTGCTTGGCATGAACAGCAGAAGATCCGGCACTCCGGCCACGGCGCCCTCGGCCTTGTGGATGCCCTGGCGCCTGCGGTCAGTCTTGGTGTGGCCGCTGCCCTCGTTGATGGGGTGCGTCAGGAGCATGGCGTACTGCGGGTACTGTGCCCGGAACCATGCGACACACTGCTGCTGCAGGTTACTTTCTTCGTGATTCATTCTCGTACTTCTTAAGTTTCTTCAAAGCCTCAGCCTTCTGATGCTCCGACCTGCGGAGATCCATCTCCAGTACCTCGATGTCCGACTTAAGTTTCTTGATCTCATCCTCCATCTGTCCGCGGTCATACTGATACTTGTTGTAGTTACCCTTCAACAGGTTCTGCATGTTCAGCAGGCTGCCACGGAGGCCTTCGATCTCAGCCAGCATCGCTTTGTACTTCTTCGTAGTGATAATTCTGATCATATTCTCAATTCGTTTGATTAGTGTATTCCGTTGTCAGGCCTCCATTCTATTCCCAGCCTTGCAAGCTCTCCCGATTCGTATGCGGCAACGAGCGTCGGGCGACACCAGCTCTGCGGGTTCCTTTCGACGAGGCTGACCATTCCTTCGAGCTGTTCCTTGCGCTCCGGCCTCGGCTCGGCCCTGTGTTCGCTGTCGTAGATCGATCCTTTCGCCTGCTGCTGCGGCTGCGGCCTCTCCTCCTTCTTAGCCCTGGGCACAAAGCTTCCTTCCAGCACCTTGTCGAAGACCGACGGTGACCAGAGGTTCGTGAAGTCGCCACGGAAACCGCGGCTGCCCTGGTCGAAGTAGTAGGGAGACTCTGCCAGGCGGGCAAACATGGCGTCAACCGTTCCCCTGCCCCGCTCGCGGACGCAGAGGCCGATCTTCTGCCGCCGGGCTGCCGTGAGCTGCTGGGGCAGGTCGCCGTCACCCAGCCCAAAGCTCCTTGCGATCTCTGCGTATCTCCGCATCCACTTGCGGCAGTCTGCCTCGGTAACAAGACCGTCACCATTGTCAACAGGCTCACACGCGCTATATATATTATTCTCTTCATACTCTTTACTCTTATTAATAATAGGTGGAGCAGTCCGCTGGCAGTCCGCTATCAGTCCGCTATCAGTCCAAAGGTCACTATCCTTTCCGCAGTAATACCCATATTTACAGATAGTTACGACTGTTTTTTTGCAGTCCGCAATCATGGTTATATCTCCTGACGACTTTAGATCCTCCAAGGCCCTCGAAAGCGTTCCCCGGCTGCACTTGTGGTACTCGTTCGACACGGCCTGCTGCATCTCGTTCCAGGTGGTCAGCACCGACCCGCGGCGTACCATGATGCCCCTCACCTTCGTGTCGCGCACCTTCGCCCTGGTAAGCAGCCATTCGAAGAGGGCATGATGGGGATAGACGTTCCACCACTCCCAGTCCTGAACAAACTCGTCGTACACCTTGAAGAACTTGCTCATGCCGCGCGACTGATCCTCTGCTGTATGAATTTCTCACCGTCCTGATGCTTGTATAGCGGACATATCCACCTGGCGCTGGCCACCTCCACCCTGTAAGGGAACATCGGGTTCCCCGGATTGGGCTTCCTGGTACACTGGGCCAGTATCGGGTTGCTGCCGTACCTGTGCAGGTTTGCCCAGAAACAGTCCATGCAGCTGACCACCTCGGTATTCTTCCTCTCACCCTTGCCGTTAGCGGCAATGTTGCAGTTACTCTTTGTCATATATGCCTCCTTTGAATGAATGTATCTTCAGCTCTATGATGTGAATCTTCCTTACCAGGCTCTCCAGCGAGTGCAGGCTCATATCCGTCACCGTCCGGTAAAGGTCAAGGTACAGGCAGCACCTGTCGGCCTCAAGCTTCTGTCTTGTGCGCTCCTCCTTCATGTCACGGCAGTATTTCACGTACCTCGTTGTGATGCTCCTCCCACCAGTTGGCTATCTCCCTCTCCGACGGACTGCTGCCGTTCCTGAGCTTCGTCAGCGTGTCCCTGACATAGTCGTACTGCTCCTGGCTCATGCGCAGGATCACCTGCTCCGTGTAGTCGAGGTCGCCGACGTAGCCCAGCAGGGCCACTCCCATTATCACGATGGCCACCGCGGCCAACAGCTGTAGTCTGTATCTGTTCATAGTTCCCTGTTTTTAATGTTTCTGTCTGATCCTTATCTTCCCTCCCTCGATGGCCTCGCGCACCTTCGCCTTGTCGTAGAGCACACGGCCCTCAATGGTGACAGGCTCCGGCAGGATGCCCTTCTTGCGGTAGTTGAGCAGGGTCGGCTGCGACACGTGCAGCATCGCGGCCAGCTCCTCCCTGGTGTAGTACTCCGGCTCGTCGCGCTCCTTGATACGCGCCATGCCCCAGGCCGTGAAGTCCTCGAAGCACTTGCGCAGGTCGGCGGCGTTGATCACCACCTGTATGTTGGCGGCGTTCGGCGAGTGGATGATTTCGTTCAGATTCATGCTATGCGAGTGTTACGGTAAACGACTTGATCTCACGCTTCTCCAATGAACGGCCCAAGGCGTTGTAGTCCGGAGCCTCAACGGTGTCATGCCTCATTGTGCCGTCATTGTTCAATATAATTACCCGATGCATCATGTTCAGTCCTCCTCTTCTTTTACATGATGTTCTGCCTCACCGTTCTGGATCGCGTCGATGTGATGCGATTCCATCACCAAATTGTTGTTTAAGATCTTCGTCATAATGAATGTAGTTTGAGTTACTTTGTTCTTGTCTTTAGGGTATGACCTTGGTCGTTTCGATGCCTCCGTATTCGGCCAGCACCTTCTTCCTGGTCAGCTTGGCGTCTTCCGAGTTCGATGTGTAATTCAGAGCGGCATAGAGCGTTGTCCTGCCAATCTTCAGGGCATTACAGATACTGTCTGCCTTGCCCCTTGGAATCACGATAACTTTTCTTCTTATTGCCATAACAATTTTTATATTATAAATGTTTTGAAATCTCAAATAAAAGTCGTATCTTTGCAGCCTATACTACAATCAGAACACTTTCGGTATAAATTCGGAACTATTACCGAGTGCAAAGATACAATAAAATTAAGTATGATACAATAATTTATAATATAATTAACAATAATTTAAGATAATTTTAGTTTATGAATAAGAAAGAAAGGTTCAATAGAGCATATAATTTCTTAAAATTCGAAGGAGTTATAAAAAAACAGGAAGATGTTGCCAAGGCGATGAATGCGTCGCAATCTAACGTGTCTGGCGCATTAAACGGTAGAGAGTCTGTTCTTACTGATAACTTTTTGATGCGATTTACAAACGCATTTAAGCAGATATCTTTACCTTGGCTCCTGAATGAAGAGGGCGATATGCTCACGGTGACACCAGAATTTAAGGCAGAAAACACCCCTCAAATATTGGAAGGTGAAGAAGACAAGGACGTAATCGTAGAGCAGGCCAGAATGACGGAAAGGATTATGGAACTGATACGGGAAAGTACCCATATTCCAAAGACCTTTGCTTTGAAGGCCGATATCGAGGTGTCTCTATTCCTTAAAAAGCTCAAAGGCGAAAAGGCGTGGTCTGTGGCAGACGTTCATAAGATCTGCGACACGTACAGGGTGAGGAAGGGATGGCTTGTTGACGGCGAAGGTAAGAAGTTCCGACTTTCCGAAGAGGTGCTTGAGACTATTCCTGCCCGTCGCTCGTTTGATGTGCGTGCAGGCGTACCTTATTATAATGTAGACTTTGCGATGGGCTTTGACCCCAGCATCAATGACCAGACAATCACGCCTGAATACATGATAGACTTCACACCCTACAACAAATGCGATGCCTGGTGCAACGCGATGGGCCAGTCCATGCACCCCACGATCTCCCATGGCGACAAGATTGCTATCAAGGAAGTGCGCGATCCTGCGTCATGCCTCATCAGCGGCGAGATATATGCCATCGTCACCACCAACGAACTGCGTACCATCAAGCGTGTCCGCGACAATGGAGATACGATCACCCTCATCCCCGACAATAAGGAATACCCTGAGCAAACCATCAGCAAAGATCTCATCCTGAAGGTCTACAAGGTCATGGGCAGCGTGAAGATGTTCTAATGAATGTTGTATGAAGAATCTTCATATTGGGTGCATCGTTATTTTCATAATAGCGGCTGTTTTATTCATGTTTATCTCTATTCCAAAAATGAAAAGGATGGAAGAGCAGCGTAGAATAGAACAGAAACACAGAGATTCTGTTGCATTGGAAAGAGCTTGGAAGATATCTGACAGTGTACGCCATCAGCAGCTTATGGAGGATCCTGACTTTATGGAACTGTACGAAGAAAATCAGGATTTAAAAGAACGTCTGTCTGAAAATGATGGCATTTAACACTTTTTGGAGCCTTCAAATTGCCGATTTGCATGCCTCTAATTCCCGATTTGCATGCTCCAAAAAATGTTAAACAGAATATGGTGAATAAATTCACTATATTTCCTTTTCCTTCCCACAGCACGGGCAGACGATCCGACGGATCGCCGGAGCCATGCGCTGGCCTAGGAATCCCTGAAGGTATGCCGGAGGCTCCCCGTAGTTCATGACGTCGTAGGCTGCCGTGATCTCGTCCACCAGGTGCTTCGTCTCATGCATGACGGTGTTGAAGAACTGTTCCCAGTTCCATGCGCGGCCTATCAGGGTGATGCTCCGGCGGCGGGCGGGGTTGCTCCACGTATAGCCCCGGTTCCACTCCTCGGTCATCAGGTGCCACGTCTTGCCGATATCCTCCTGCGGGCATCCCAGCCTCGTCATGGCCTCAGCCACGGCGGGCATGTCCTGCTCCAGCGGCACGTACACCACCGTAGCCAGCCAGTAGCCGTCTATGTCTATCGTCTGCCAGATCACAGCATCTCCTCCCAGGGCACTTCCACCTTCTTACCTATGCAGTCGGCCAGCCACCGGCAGAAGGCTATGCCCTCGTAGCCGTCGGGATCGTCAAGCACGTCCTTCACATACTTGGCCAGGTGGTCCATGTCGGGCACGCTGTCGCCGAGGTAGTCGGCCAGTCCCATGTTGGCCACGAACACATGGTCGTGTCCCTTCAGGTTCCTGATCTCCACCTTCGACTCCTTCAGCAGCCGCTCCACCTCCTGCCTGGTCAGGGCCTTGACCGGCTTCCCGTCCTCGCCTTCCATGCGGCTGACGGCAAACTCGCACAGCGCTGCGCTGAAGTGGCAGCCGTGCCTCCGCTTGTACTCCCTGAATCCTTCCGGTGTCAGGTCGAGTATTGTCATGATGTCTTCGTACATATTTCAGCTTGTAATTCGTACATATTTCAGATAGGAAAATCAAAGGGGCGAGGCTCCTCTCCCCGCCCCTCCTGTAGTCTACATGCCTTGCATGTGCTGTCTAAGCTCCTGCATCTGACGGTCAAGCTCCTGGAGCTTCTGCTCGTTCCTCTTGCGGAGTTCCTCGCGCTCCTCCCAGGTGCCCTCGTTACGATGCCATGCGCGGCCTCCGCGACGGAAGAAGCTACCGCCCCTCTCGTCCATGTCGCCACGGTAGCCCCCACGGCCATAGCCAGAGCCGCCACCGTCCATGCCGGATCCGCTGCGGTAGCTCCCGCTGCCTCCCTCACGGCTGATACCGCTCATGGCGTCCACGAACTGGTCGCCGTAGTCCTTCAGCTCGTCGGCCATCTGCTCGATCTCGGGGCCGCATCCGTCGCTGATCTCGTCGATGAAGTCGCGCAGCTTCTTCTTCACCTCGCGGGCCGAGAGCTTGCGTGTCTTGATGATCATTACGTTCTCGCTCATGTCTCTTGCGTTTTTAGTGGAGATCACGGTCTCTTCTTCAGCAGCTCCAGTATCTCCTGTTGCGACTGCTGGATCTGTGCCGTCTGCTCCTTCAGCTCCCCGTACTGGGTCTTCAGGTTCTCGATGGTCTGGTCGCGCTCCTGATCCTGTGCATACTTGCGGTTAAGCTGCTTGCGGATCGCGTCGTAGTCCTTGCGGGCGCTCTCATGCCAAGGGGTCTTGGCGATATGCTCCGCACTGGCCTTGTCGAGGTTCGCCACCTCCGTATCCATCAGTTCCGGACTCTCGGTGATGATCGTCGAGCCTCCGCGGTCCACTGCGCCTGTCGCGGGCACGTTGCGGAAAGTCCGCTGTCCTGTAGGTGTGGTCACGATGATATCCACCACCATCTCATGCTGCTGCCCGAAGGCGATTGACGCCAGAACCTGGTTAGGCTGCGCGTCCTTTGGCCTCTGCTGGCTCACGCTCTCCACCACTCCGTCTGCCACTGTCACATGGTCGCCCATGTCGAGAATCGTCAGATGGGCACCTTTAGCTAAATTTGAAAACATAATCTCCTGTTGTTTTTGTTACCTTTTTGATGAAATCTCTCAGAAAGGCCAGCAGGCGGTGGCAGTACCACCGCCAGCCGGTCCTATTTTGCAGCCGGTGTCTCGGTTGTCGTGCCCGTGGTAGTGCCGTTGGTGTAGCCCAGCAGGCGTGCCACGAGCAGCGTGCCGATGAAGTCGCTGCCGATGGTGGCGATGCCGGTAGGAACGGCCTGGTACTGGTTGTTGGGCAGGGTGATCGTAGGCGGCTGGCAGCGCTTGATGGCCTCAACCTCGGAGTAGATGGCGTTCAGGCGGGCGTCCGTCTGTGCCTGGCTCTGTCCGATGATGCCTGCGATGTACTGGTTCTGCTTCATCTGCGAGATCTCGCCGTCCTTGGCGAGAGCGAGAGCGGTCAGCTCCTGGATCTTCGCGTTCTTGTCCTCGAGCTTGTCGTTGTACATCTGCTGGAGGATGGCGCGGTAGCCCTCGGTCTGGTTGTCGACGATGCGCTGGGTGTTCTCGTTGCCTGCGTTGATCAGGGCGTTGGTCTGCTGGCACATGGCCAGTGCCTGGTCCTTGCAGCAGTTGCAGAACTGGAGGGCGATGTCGCTCTGTCCCTTCTGGAGGGCCATCTGCAGCTGCATCACGCTCATGTTGTTCTGGGATGCCAGCTGAACCATGGCGAGGTTGATGTTGGCAAGTCCGGCCTGGATCGCGTCGGTAGAGGTGTTGAAGGCCTGAGCCAGCTCCACTACGCGGTTGCCTACGCCTGTGATATGCTCCATCAGCAGGTCGTTGCCGTGGTTGTTGTTAGCCATGTTGGCCAGGTAAGCCGTTGCTGCAGCGTCGTTGCCGCCACCGCCGAAGCCTCCGAAGCCGTTACCGTAGCCGAACATGTTGGCCACGATGCCGAGACCGAACAGGCCCAGCACGCCGTCCCACATGCCACCGTTACCGCCGAAGATGCCTCCGCTGTTGCGGTTGTTACCCATCACGGCAGCGAAGTCGGCAGGACTCCATCCGTTGGCCATGTGCGAGCCTCCGCCCTGGGATCCTAAACTGATAATTTTCTCTTCTGTCATTTCCTTGATTTTTGAATAGTTGATAATAAGATGTTACTTCTCTCTGTCGAATGTGCTGCCTGTCACAGCAGCCCCACTCCCGTCTCTGCGCTTCGACGTCGCAAATATACGCATTACCAACCATCCAATCGCCACCGTCGGCGCTCATCCCGCTGCACAGATCTTGCAGTCGCACTCAAACTTCTTGATGACGTACCACACCTTCCTCTCGCTGACGCGGTACTTTTCCGACAGGTGGGCGACGATGTAACACTTCTTCAGGCCTGCCTCCAGCATCTCCTCATACTCATCGTAAAGCTCGATATGCTCGAAGTCGCCGAGGTTTATGCACGCTTTTTGCAGCAATTCGAAGAATTTTCGCCCTAATTTCATAATTTCTATCACTTTCATCGGTGCAAATTTTGGTTGATTAATAACTTTTTCTTACCTTTGCACCCGCACCACCCACACATAGGCCATGAGCCTCATCAGCAGAGAACGGGTAATCAGTCCCCCGATCCGCTGCTGGTGAGGCAATGTGTAATAAGTTGGTGGTGCTTCTTATTATTGGGTCGGGGGATTTCTCTTTTCTCGAAGCCTCATCTCCCCGACTCCGCTGCAAAGATACAAGGTTTACCCTGACAGTCTTTCATAAAATTCCCGTTTATATATAATTAATGTACGCGAGGGCACAAGTGCTCCCTCGGACTTTAGACGGACTAAAGTGGCAGTTTACCCTAACTAAACTCCCGCTTTAGTCCGTCTAAACTTTGTGCCGTCGCTTTTTATTTATTATTAACACTTGCGAATCGTTTTATTCATTACCTTTGCCGCCAAACAATATCAATGATTATGAAAGAGGAGAAACGCATCACCTACCAGGCAGGCATCACAAGGACGCCGAGTGATTTTCTCTGCAAAGACGGAGAGCTGGCCGAGTGCATCAACCTGACCACCGACAACGAGGAGCTGAAGCCAGTCGTGCAGCCTGCGGAGTTCATCGTAAGCGCCACTTCGGAATTAGGTATGCCGAAAATCTTGTTTATACACAAGTTTGGTAAGGATGAAAGATATATTTGCTATTACCCTTCCAATCATAAAATATATTGGGGAGTAAAATCTTCATCATCAATCATCAATATAACATCTCTTGAAACAAATTATGACGACAGCGTAAAGATATCGGCTGTCGGCAAAGTACTGATTATTTCAAGTGACAATTTCCCGATAAGGTATTATATCTGGAAGAATGATAATTCCTACTCAGATCATATAGACAATCTGCCTCCTATAAAACTTAGTGCGGACCTCCAGAAGAATAATGTGATTTCTCATACTGCAAAAATAGGCAATATCTTCGGTGAAACCAATTTTGATAACAATATTACTGAGGAGAACCAAAGTGAATATAATGATGTTGTGGTTGGCCTATATTCGGAGAATATGAACGAGATCAAGACAAAAAGATGTTTTGCAAGGCCTTTCTTTGTGTGTGCAGCGCTTGAATTGTTTGACGGCTCATACGCGATGATGAGCCAGCCGATACTGATGCCTGTCACCTTGACAAACAATGTCTATGCATCTATCTTGCTTACACCGATCTCCTCTCCAGGCGTACAACACTATAGCTACGGAAGGGCTATAAAGATGTTTACGTATTATAGCGAACTTTCAATCAAACAGGAGACAGACTATTCCGGGTATTCCGATCTCGTCAAGGATGTTGTCATATTTGTGACTGACGGGATCAATTTCTATGAAACCGAAGGGGATCAGACATGGACTAACATTGCACAGGCTGAGAGTCTGTCGGACGGAATAATTGACCATCATATTATTAAAACACCTGTTCCAGAGGATGATCCTATGTCAGAAAGTCAGGAACGTTTTTTCCGTCCCATCAAGAAACGAACAAGTAATGACATAAATGATGACGTAAAAAATATATCAATATTTTATCGCATCTGTTCCATTGGCCTTAAACCGCGTGATCTGTACCCTGTTACGAGCCTGATAAACTCGAATACACTAAGAAACCTGACCACACAGCCACGCCTGGACAGTATTGATTACTTCTCAAACAACCTCATGTACGCAGACATGCTTTTCAGTTACAACAACAGACTGAACATAGCAGGCGCGAAGCGGTCTATATTTCCAGGCTTTACCTATTTCATGCCTTTTGGTACTGATACGGCAGGTTGTACAATAAAAGTTGAAATTAAGACAGACTATGGCAACAAGTTAGCCGTGATTGAGAATGTGACAATACCTGACAAGACGGGGTTCTGGTTCTTCTACCCAGATCCAAGAGCAACAAAAGTGGTTATATCGGGAGCTGTCAGCTTTGCTCATGAACTAAAAGAACATGTCGGCTGGAATGGAGCATATTGTTTTCTTGGCTTACCACAAAACAACACCGATACTCCAACAAGCGACAGTAGCTCAATTAGCGCAACCGACAAGTCACCGGAAAGTCTCTACAACTATATCATTACGTCCGAGGTCAATAATCCCTGGTTGTTCAAAGCTGGAGGGTATAATCAGGTAGGTACGGGAAATATCCTTGCCATGAGTACGATCACGCAGGCATTGTCGCAGGGACAGTTCGGACAGTTCCCGCTGCTAGTGTTCTCGGAGAGCGGCATCTGGGCGATGGAAGTTGACAAAACGGGACTCTATCAGAGCGTCTATCCTATGAGCCGAGAGGTGTGCATCAACCCTAATGGCATCATCCAGACCGACGAGGCTGTGTTCTTCGTGTCGAAGAAGGGACTGATGATGATTGTTGGTAAAGAGGTGAGGTGTGTGTCAGAGCAGATGAACGGCCCGACGTTCAGATACTCTGATTCTGATCTGAATCAGCCGGCTGATGATACAGATTGGGAAGATATCATCGGTAGATGTTCGTATCCACAGACTTTCCAACAATACATAAGTGAATACGAGGTAATTCTGGCTTACGACTATGTGAACTCGCGCATCATCATACAGAACCTTTTTCTATTTACCCATGCCTACGTGTACAACATTAAAGACGGCACGATATCGAAGACGGTTCTCCCGGCGCGGATGTCTGCAGCGATAAACAACTATCCAGACTACCTGATGCAGGGTGATGTTACCAGAACAGTAATACGTGACGGCGAGGAAGTAGAAGAGACCGTTAGTGGTGTGGTGTTCTCCTTCTACGAGAAGCCGCGTGAGGAAGAGGTGAGGGACCGCCAGCTGGCCTTCCTCCTGACACGCCCGATAAAGTTGGCTGGGCCGCTGACGCCGGCGAGCATACGGGAGCTGGTGAACGTCGGCATGTGGAAGAGAAAGGACAACCATGGCAACGAGCTGAGCTGCGTGAAGACAGAGGTGTACGTGAGCGACAACCTGAGCGACTGGTACCAGGTAGGTAGCCGCTTCGGGGCAGCTGCCAAGTATTTCCGCATCGCACTCTTCATCAAGATGCTCCCGACGGAACGCCTTAGCGGCACGATCATCATGGAGCAGGAGCGACGCAACAACAATCTGAGAGAATAGACAAAACATAAGGAGGTAAATATGAAATGCAAGACAAACCACAAGGAGGAGATGAAGAACGACCTCATGCGCGTGTACCGCGAGGTCGTGGACCAGCACAGCTTCAGGACGCAGACCGAGGCCTACGAGGCGACGGTCACGCACCAGGCACCGAGATACTACGTGGACGCCCGCTGGGCGCTGCAGGTGATCGCACCCATGACAAGGGGTGACCGGAGTGCGCTGGACAGGATGAGCGGGCTGATGCAGCAGATGTATAACGACCTGCTGAACACGGTGCTTATGCTGAAGCAGAAGGAGAAGTACTGGGACAGCTCGCTCTATGAGCTGGTGCGCCATGCCGTGCTGGAGCCAGCGCCGAGATTCTATATCAGCACGGACCGCATGGGGCAGATATGGCGCGAGAAGGCTGCCGTCAGGAGAGTCAGGACCGACGTCCTCCGCAAGGCGGTGTCAAAGAGAATGGAGTATGAGACTGCGTAGGCTGACGATTGAGAAGACGGCGGTGACGGCGGTACTGGCGGCCTGGTATTTCTTCGGGCCTCAGTACGGCTATGAGAACGGCCTGACGCCGAAGGTATCCCTTCCGGATCATGTGCTTTACATGCTGAGCCATGCCAACGTGTGGCACCTGCTGGGCAACCTGTTCGTGCTGTGGATCATGCGCAACCGCCTGTACCTGGCGTCATCGGTGCTGATTGCCTTTGCGGCATCGTTCCTGCCCGTATTCAGTCCTGTATGGCCGCTTGACGGCGTGACGATGGGATTCTCCGGCGTGATCTTTGCGATATTCGGCGTGAAGTGGGGCGTCTGCTGCCAGAGCTTCAGGCCCGCAGGCATGGATGCCGTGCGCGAGAAGACCTGGGAGTTTGCCACAAAGGTCGTTCCCTTCGCCATCGCCGGCATCATCATCCCCCATGTGAACTGGTGCCTGCACCTCTACTGTCTGTTAATGGGGTTCGCGTATGGCAGATGGCGCTGGAAGCACTTCCTCAAGTGATTTTCTGTAAATCTTCATAAAAAACAGGCCATCTTCCCAGACAGCCTGACTTGATTTCAGTTCACATTATAAATTTAAAAGAATTATAGACAGTCTACTGTACTATCCAACCTACGTTGCTTAACACTAAGGCATCATTGCCAACCGTGTCAGTTATCCATAGCATCTTTGGAACCACATCAAGATATGGCTCCGTCGGTACTGGTGTCTCACCACCTGTTGCAATGACCCTTCTTCTCATAGTCCCCTGACAAATATAGTGTCTCCGATATTCAGGAAATTGACCTCAGCATAGCCGTGAGGAGGAACCACGATGACCATCAGTTCCCCGTCTGGAGTCCTATAGACCTCATTGTTCACTCCTACGGTGTGCTGCTCCACATCATCATTGACGTAGATGACATCAGTCTGGGTGTTCACGTCAGGCTCCTCCTCTGCAAGGATATTGCCAGTAAGCTGCACAAGCTTGATGATACCCTTGATGATAAGGGCGTTCAGTTCACTCTGAAACTTCCCCTCACCTTGATCAAAGATGGACGAAGCCTTTGCCAGTTTTCCGTCACTGGCAGTCGGCTCCAGCATCTTAGGTACGTTGATTACGTCACTCATAATTACTCAACAGTCCAGTTAGTGTTAGACGTAACAGTAACACTTGCACTTGTAGAACCGTCCCAAGGCAGGTCAACGCTGAGAGGTGATACACTCAGAGTTGCATCACCAGCAGCCAAGGTAATAGTACAGGTGTTTGTGTGTCCTGCATCATCAGTGACCACAATCTGACAGGTCAGGGGACTTGTGCCAGTGTTTGCTGGGACGGTAAGCTGAATGCTCCATGCGTACTCCTGTGTAGCACCCGGGTCTCCCGTAATGGCCGCACCATTGTTAATGGTCAGACCTGCTGCCGTGTAGCTTTCAGGGAGAGTAAGGCCAATATTGTCAGTGCCCTTAGAAAAGGTAAGCGCCGAAGAGTTACTTGTTCCACTCAGCGTAAGAACCTGTCCTGCCTTGTCAGCAGCAGCCGTAGAACTGTTGAAAGTGCCGAACTCAGATTTTCCTGCCTGTGTGGCTGCTACCACTACATCACTGCAACCAACGGCCTTGAAGGTGACATTGGTGCTTCTTGAATTTCTTCCCGTGTTGCTTGAACCAGCAGAGAAATTGACGGTATCATTGCCGCTTCCTGACTGTTTTGACGGGGTTAACCAACTTGCGTATGACATAATCTATATATTTTTGTTGTTAATATTTTTATGCTTTGAAAGTCTGGGTTTGCAGGCTTGAAACCTGCCTATGCTAACCTTGTTATCTTTGCATATCCATTTCCACTGTGCCCTGTTTCATTTCCTGTACCAGCGGTATTAGGGAATGAGGTATCTCCTGCATAGGTAGTACCACTGTCAAGCTCTAATCCTGTATAACCAGACGGTCTGTTACTGGCATTGGCAGCGATATTAACCCAACCAGAGCCACCACCACTGTATTTACAATATGTTATATCAGAGTCACTTTTTTGTCCTCCACCTCCACCATACCAGCCACCGCCACCTGCGCCAGAACAATAACGATAGTTTGTAGCAGTCTGATTAGCACCTTGACCAAAGCTACCACCGGAGCCAGCAGCGTTTTGCTTACCCTTATAGGTATCAGAATATCCATTACCTGTTGAACCGCCACCTACATAACCGACTTGACTATCATTAGAAGTTGTCGTAGATGTAGTTGTATAAGTAATCTTCGTACTTGTGACTGTAATAGTAGAACCTACAGTCAGATCATTGCAATAGAAACCTAAATATGGTTTAGAAGAGTCTGTAAGGTTTACACTTACAGAACCTGAAGAACCAGAAATGGCTTGTTTTCTATTGCTTAGAGACCAAGGTGCAAGACTCTCATTGTCATAAGCATATATGCCAGCGTCGCTACCAACAGAGCCTGTTATAGTATAACTAAAGGTAAGTTTACACGGGAAATAAGATGGATCTATATAAACGTATGTATTATGTCCAGGCCAATTAGCATTTTTTGTAGCACTAAATCCTCCAGTTCTAGAAGTCCAATATATATTCGAAGAACTTGTAGTAGAAGAACCCCAATTAGAGCTAGTTCTCCAATTCATAGTATTTGAAGTACTACTACTTGTAGTCTTCTTTTTATAACACATAGCTCCTCCAGAACCACCTCCTGCTACAATCATGCGTGAAAGCAGAGCACCGTCTGAAAGCCTTATGTCAGTAGCACCGCCACCTCCTCCCATACGAGAAACACCCAGCTCATAGCCATCCTGACCACTTGTACCCGTTGAATATGTAGAAGACCCAGTAGTACTACCACCGCCATTGAAACCTCCAGCAGAAGACGATCCCTGTCCTCCTACATAAATTCTCATAACAGTAGGCTGACTAAGTGTAATAACACTTTCAGAATATCCTCCTTTACCTCCAGCTTTTGCAGTTATACTATATGAAGATGCAGCAGCATTACTACCACCTTGAGCGCCCCAGCATTGTAATTTATATTGACCAGCAGGGAGTGTAACTTCTTGATAACTTCCAGTATAAGAATAACTAAGCACAGTACCAACTGGAACAGAGCAAGCAGCTTGGGATACAGTAAGATTTCTAGTTATAGCACCCCCAACAGTTTTTACAGTTATAGTCTGACTTCTAGAAGACCCAAGATTATTTGGATCAGACTGAACTGTAATAATTCCATCACCCTGACCTTGATAAGTCAGAGTGATGTTACCACTTCCTGTATTCCATGCAATACTCTTTGTTGCCACAGATAATTACTCTTCGTACAGATAGTCAATACCTACAAAGCTATTATAGCCAGAAACTCCACTTTTATCCTCAATAGTGTTTGGAATAGAAGAGTCTTGTGAACCGTTGACGTAACATATATATGTACCATCATAACTTATGAATACTGGGATTATATTGCCAGTAACAGGGATAGTCATGTTACCAATACCAATCCAATCATTTGCGCCGAGTATAATAGGTGTATCAAGCATAATAGTCTGAACACCTGTATTTGTGATATGTACATCCTGAACCTCTGTAATACTACTAAGATTAGGAACTGAAACTGTCTGACCTGGTTGTGCAAGGTTTCTGAAACCTCTTACAACACCAACCTGAGCGAGACCATTATTTACAGTCCCTACCTTGACCTTGACACCTACAATTTTCTTGCCACTTGTCTTACCAAAATCAAAGTCGCCTACACAACGCCCATAAAGACATTTTGCCTGTGGATTTGAAAAAGTCGTGTTAGGAGTACTCCAATCAATGTCTGCAAACAATTCATTATAAACTTTCTCGGTTCTTACTGCAACACTTGAAAAATCAGCACCTTTAATAATTAATCTTTTTCCCATAATTTTATTCTTTTCTATTTTTATCTGTTAATAACTCTATCTTTTCCTGCACCAACACGAAGAATGTTGATAGCAGTACTATTTACTGAAACAATGTCAAACAACGCCTCATTGATAGTTCCAAAATCCCTATTGTTTGGATCAACAAATTCATATCCATAACCATTAGCATGTTGAGATTCTGCGGAGGCTAAATCAGGGAACATATAGGTATCTTCCTTGCCAGCAACCTTATAGTCGGCATAGTAAGTATCGCCAGGCTCATTTTTGGCACAACCCGTAAGTATGACTGGCATATTCCCAATATTCAATTCAAAATCACCATGAAAATGACCGTGGTGTGAAAGGATTATATTTCCGTTCCTTGTCGAGAAGTCATAAGTGTTTCCATACAATGTGATGCTTGACTTGGCATTAAAGGCTGATATTACATTCTTAATATCTGTTGTATAGCCAGAATAATATGCGTGGACATAACCAGAAGGTGCTGGAACACTATTGTTAATTTTATTAGAAACACTACCACTCCAATCTTTGTCACCTTCATCTTCAAGATTATAGAATCCATACCTTATATCCACAATCTGACCATGCGAAAGAACAATAATGTCTTTATTTGTATTAAGAGCGGTATTGCAAAACCATGTAACTTGTTCCTTTGAAAATCCCCACCAACTTCTTCCAGACTTATCAGCATTTTTATTATAGTCGATATAGTCAAGACATATAACCCTGAGATTCTTCTTCTCGATGTCAAAGTAATAATAACAGTCATCAGCCTCACTTCCACCTATTATCATCTGTGGAATAATGGCATTGTCAACAAGCATGTTTCTTGCATAGAATCCCTTATCCGTATTCCCATAACCGCTGCTATGATAACAGTTATCATCATGGTTACCAGCAAGGATTACAACAGGACATTTGCATCCTGACAGAATATTCATCATTTGTCTGACATAACTTATGACTAATTCCTTTGATGCACTTGCAGTTGTGCCATCAACAACATCACCTCCGACGCATACAAAATCAATCTGACAATTATTTGCAATATCAACTACAGCTTGAAGCTGTCTGAGAAGTGCTTTGTTGTTGTTAATATTACTATTGAAGTGCAAATCGGTAATAAAAACATAGCCTATACGCCCAGCTTCACCAAGATTATAATAGGCATCACTTATTTCATTGATTTTAGAAGAATATACAGGAGTATAAATAGGATCGTTCTGAGAAGAACTTGCTTTTACTTGAGCGTGTGTATTAGTGATTCTAAGTGTAGTACCTATCTGCAAGTCATTACAGTAAATACCTACATATTTCCTGTCGTTATGAACAATCTCTACCTCAAGTGTTCCTGTGCCAGGTTTGATAGTACCTATAATATTGGCATCAGTTACATCAGTACCCCAATATATTAACCCTGCATTTTTTGAATCATATACAGGAATATTATTTGTGCCATTATAGGAATATTCAAAAATAACTTTGCCCGGAAGAATATCATTGCTAAGATCAATAGCACGATTATGACCTGGAGCAGAAGATACATTTTTTGTTACTTCAAAACCTCCATTAAACATTGTATAATCGTACTCTCCATGTGTATATATACCTCCTGTAATAATCCAGTTCTGAATTCTGTCAATATCACTCACAAGACCCTTGACTGCAAGCATGTCCTTACTATCAAATTCTTTTGTCTTTATATGACCTTTTGAAAACTCTACAATGTTATTCCCTTTTTGGTCACAAACAGAAAGAGGTGTATCGCCTTCTCCTTCACCATAAGAAATACTTTTATTACTATCAAAATGTTTAGTGTTCACATGTCCTCCCTTAAATTCAACAACATTATTACCAGATTCATCGGAGATAGACAAAGATTCATTATCTGCACCTTCGCCCGTCTTTGGAGTATTGGCACTATTGAAATTCTTAGTTTCAACGTGACCATGATCTATAATAATCGCATCATTTCCTCCTTCATCAGCAATGGAGAATTTTGAACTCCCATCCCTGACATAAGTATCTGGATTATGAACCTTATTTGTGACTTCACAACTATCGAATTTCTTTGTCTTAATATGACCATCATTCAAGTCCATTATTGCGTTACCATCCTCATCTTGAAAGGATAGGTCAACAGTGCTGTTCTTTGGATGAAGGACTTTCCTTGACTGTGCAACTGCATCGCTTGTGATAAGGTTAAGGCTACCATCTTTTGGAGTATCATCAACACCATAATTTTTATTATCAAGCATTACCCAATTTTCACCGTCATAAGCCCATTCGCTATAAGTAGTATTTCCAGGACCTGGAACACGATATAGTTTATTAGCTCTTGAACTTTTTCCAGTATCCGGGTCTATAATGTTTGGAATATTTTCTTCAAGGTACGTGGCAATGGCGGCACCCTCTGGAACAGCAACTACAATAACATCAGTCTCAGGAGTACGACTGACAATATTGTTTACCTGCTCCTTTGTATATCTGTCTTTAATAGAGATGTCATGTTCAGCAAGTGTCTCGTCAATATTGCTGAACTTACCGTCATTCTCAGCATTAAGCTCTTCCTGACTCTTGGCATGCTGCATATCAATGATGTCATCAGCGCCTGCCACATAAGGATCTTCCTTAGTGACATTCTTCAGTCTTCCGAAAATTGGAGTTATATTATTAGACATATCCACACATTATTAAATATTATCACCACCCAGTGCGTTCACCCATTTCTCACCAGTACTCCACACAGGTTTCTTGTTCTCATAGTCCCACCTCATGACACCAGCCTTTGGATAGCCATTGATGGTGAGGTTCTGACTGTCAGCAAGAGCATCGTAGTTTGGCAGTACATTGGCTCCATTGATATTCACAGTACCATTACAGAAGCTTCCACCTTCAAAAGAGAGGATGCTGTTTGCAGGCACAGTGATGGTCTTTCCATCAAGGTCAAAGTCAAACTTGATGATATACCTTGCATTCTCAGTGGCCATCATTCCCTGCACAAGTATGTTCCTCTTCCCCACAAGGTTCTGTGGGATGAGGATATTGTTATAGCTTGCTACAGGCTTCTGATGACCCCTTGCATATACATTTACACTTTCCATATCTATATCAGCTGTTTATGTCAATATTATAGGTTCCACGCTCAATGGTGCCCTTTGATGTAAATACCACATACTCTTTGCCACCGACAGTCACCTCAGTCTCATTGAACTGAATCTCCACACCATTCATGTCTGCCCTTGCAAAGCCATCCCTCAGGCTCTTGCCAATGACCACATAGATATGGTCTCCATCATTGCAAGGCACACTGTAGTTGCCCTTCATGCCATTGTTGATGGAAATCACATGAGCCACATTCATGATGTTGGTATAGCTTGTAGAAGCACCAAGGAATATTGAGTTGTAGTGAGTCAGCATCTTGGTCTCGGTGTATTCAATACCAAGAATCTTTGCCACACATTTAACCTCACAGGTCTCATTCACCGTAGTAGTGTATTCCAGGTTCTCCACATCCTCAGCCTCAGTAATAAGGATGTTGTTGATGTAGAATTTGATGTACTCAAACCTTCCAGCAGTATCAGCACTCGAAGCAGAGATATGCATGGTGCATCCATCCTCACCGATGTAGTATTCTGGAGTGACAATGAGGTTGAATCCCTTCAGGCTCTCACCCGTAATCTCCTCCAGCTTGCCCCAGACCTTGTTGAACGCCTCAGTAAGGGCTTTCTGGGAGATACCGATAAGGTTGTCGTCTCCAAACTCTGTACTAACTGCCATTCCGTGTACAGACAGAGAGTCTATCTGATTCTGAAGATCGTCAGTGATGCCTTTCTGTTTTTTGTCAAGTTCGTCCAAAAGCGGCCGGATCACCTCTGGAACCACATCGTCAGACAATTTCTTTGGCGTAACGGCCTTGTCGGCCATAGTTCGGGTGTCAATAGCCTTGTCGGCGATATTCTCGTTTCGGATGGCTTTCAGTTTGATATGGAACCAATCAATGATGTGGTCAGCCAGCTTCTTGCCGTTGACCGCCTTGTCGGCAATGTCATGCGTATTCACCAGGACGCGGAATTTACCGATATGCTGGTCGTATTCGAATATTTTCATACAGAGTCAGTTGATGATGTAGCATTTTGTCACCTCGACTGGAGCGGCCATACGGACCTTTATCTCGTCCTTCGAAGTGAGGTTGATTTCGTAGCGGTCACTCTCCTTCGGGCTTTGCCCGTAGTTGGAGTAGCTGCCGTCCGGTTCCTCCTTCAGTGTCACCACCGGCGCCCGGCTGGCAAGCTCTATGTGTACCTTTGCCTGCTCAAACACGGTGAACGGGTCGCTGATATAGCCGTTGGCCTCAGTGTCAAATATGAATGCAGGTGTAACCATCTATGTTTGTTAGCAGATTATACATTGTTCACTCTATCCGGATCCATATATTTTGCTGCAATTGCAAAGAAGGATCCGGCCAGTTCGTCCTTGAAGGCCGTCATGACAAGACCTGCTATCTGGTAGATCAGCGAGGCCTCCAGCTGTGACGGCACACTGACGTCCGTCGTGGGATGGTCTGCGTCAACATTGGTAAGACTGGGCTTGCGGATGAAGACAAACCTTAGCGTGTCACTGTTTTCCTTAGCGCAGTACATCTCCAGTATCTTCTTGCCGCTGGCGTTGTAGGTCAGGATATTCACAGGCCTGTCCCATGAGCCTTTGGCGTATTGGTCCTGCTGCATGAGGTAAACCTGGGACGTGTCAGGCTCCGGCACGGGAAAATGAGACCACGACGAGAGCCGGGCCTCAACGATGCGGAGAAGGTCTGCGGGGAGTATCAGGGTAGCGACAAGGCTCGTGCCGTTGATGGAGAAGCTGTTGGTCAGTGCCGTGCCAGTCAGCGTCTCGAGCATGTCGTCGTCGAGCTTGTCAATCGGCGCGTTCTCAAGGACGTACTGCAGCGCGTAGCCGATCTTGTCGATGATGACCGACGTCAGGTTCTTCTCGTCCTCACTCACGCGGAGGAAGTCCGAGTCGTTCTGCATCAGCTCGTCGATGGCGGCCCTCACCCGTTTCACTATCTCCGATACCGTCATCCCTTATCCTTTCTTGATGGTGGGGTTGATGCCGTGTTCCTTCAGCACCCTGCGGGCTTCGGACTCTTTCTGCACGGGGATCTGCCACTCCCTGGCGATGTACTGGATGGCCTCGCCCAGGTTGTCGAAGGTCATGGCCTGCGTACCGTCACCATCTGTGACGGCCTCCGGAGTTTTCTCAGGATCAGGTGTCGGTGCAGGTTCCGGATCTGGCGTGGGAGCTGGCTTTGGATTTGCGGCCTGGCGGCTGCTGCCTGTGCCCGTTACGGCCTTTCTGGAGACCTTGACGGACTTGGCGGCATGGGCCTTGCGGTCACCCTCCTCCTCAACCGTGCGCTCCAGCACGATCTCCTTGTCCTTGAACATCTGGCTGTTCTCGATGGCTCGCTGTTTGAACGGGTCGTTGGTGTAGCACTTTGCAGGTACGCCGTTGTAGGTGTTGCCGTCCACGAAGGCCACCCTCACGCCTACGCCCTTGTATTTCAGCGTAACCTCGAAGGTGTTCTGCTTCAGTCTGAGTTGATAAATCTTCAGCATAATGTATTACTTTAGCTTTTTGAAAATATGGGGTGGCCGCATAGCCGGGAGCCGGTACGCAGCCACCCCCGAATGAAAGGAGGTCTCTGATCAGACGTTTCCGGTGTACTCCACCCACTGGCTGGAATCCTCGTCCCACTGCCATACCTTGTCGCCGTCGAGGACTATGCCGTCGTACTCGGTCCAGGCATTGCTCTCATAGATGTAGTACTTGCCTTCCTCGTAGGTCACGGTGTCGGGATCGGTACCTACGACGATATCCTGTGTAGGAGCGATGATGTCGCCCTCTGCGGGATCGGCGGGCAGTGCGCTCACCTTCGTCACCTCGCCGTCCTCGGAGAGCAGGCCGTCGAAGGAGATGATCATGCCGTCCGTCGGGTTGCTGGGGATGGCGTCCACCACCTCGATAGGCTCTGTGTCGTCGCTGATATTCTTGTCGATGATCTGGTCAGAGGGACCGACGAGCAGCGAGTTCTGTCCGCGGAGTGCCAGGGCGCCGATCTCGATATAGGTATAGCGCATGGCCTCGCGTGCATCGTTGCCTGCCTTGTTCAGGTCGATGTTCGACTCCTTCTTCACCTTATGATAGTAGCGGGCGATCTGGAGGGGCACTGCGACGCAGAAGTCCTCATAGCCGATCTCGTCCATCATCGGGGCGTATGTGATATGCAGCGTACCGAAGTTGGAGACGAGGTCGCGCACCACAATGCCGTAGTCGGTCTTCTTGTGGTCGTACTTGGCGTCCATGTGCTTGATGATCTCCTCCATGTTGGCGATCTCGGCCACCTTGTTCTTACCGCAGAGCAGGTAGGCCTCGGTGGTCTCGGCATACTTGGTGAACATGATCTTGCCGATGGCGGTGATGTGTGCGTACTTGAACTTGCCTTCGATGCCCAGCGTGTTCGTCAACTGGCGGAGGATACCCTCGGAGGTATATACATATTCCTCGTTGCCGTCCTTCGTGCGCATGAGGTAGCGGGTCTGAACGCCGTCCCACAGGTCGCGCTCGAACTTCTTGGAGAAGTTGGCCAGTGCCTGGTCGCGCATCTCGTCGAAGCCCCACGGGGTCTTCTTCAGGATCTCACGCTCATGGTCGGTGATAAGGATATTGAAGAGACGCTTCTGCAGATATACACGGGTCGAGCGGGGCTGGCTGTTGTCGGGAGATACGATCTTCTGCGACTCGGAGCCTGCATAGCTGGAGACATACAGCTCGGTGTTTGCGGGGATGGCAGGCACGAGGTAGTCGCGCATGTAGTCGCTCATGGTTCCCTCCACCTTTGCCTTGCCGTTCAGCGGACGGAGCGTCACCTCGTCCTCGTCGGCTGCGCTGACATACAGCACAAGGTCGCCGCTGGTCTTGGTGGTGCTGCCCTTCTGGTAGCCCTTCACGCCCTTCACGATGACGGTTGAGCTGACGCCAAGGTCGTTCAGGTTGCCGCTGCAGTTGGATGCGCTCAGCTTGATGCTCTCGGCCTCATTGATCTGTGCGGTGGTGCGGAGTGTCAGGCTGGCCTCACCGATGCGGAAGTGGTCAATCTCATAGCCCTTCACGGTGCGCTGCACGGCCACGGTACGGGCGAAGTTCAGCAGCACGAACTTTGGTGCATTGTACTTCACGATGTCGGGGTCATACTCCTCTGTGTCGAGGTCACCGCGACGGATCTGAGTGGCGCTGCCCTGGGTTCCGGGCAGGTTCTGTCCTGCGCCCTCGCCGGTGGAATCGCCCATGTCATTTACATTAGGATCTACGGGATCGGGATTGGCGGGGTCTGGATCGACCACGGCTGCACCCTCAGCCAGACAGATGCCGGTGCCGCCCGTCAGGACGGCCATCACTACGAAGAGCAGGCTGATGAGCAGCCCGTGTCTCTCCACGAAATTCTGAATCTTTTTCATTCTCTCTTTTGTTTTAATGGGTTGTTTATTATTCATTTCCTTATATGTCTTGCTCTTACGAGTCCTCCGCGTTTCAGCTGCGTTGCGCTCATCTGAGTGCCGCTGAGGTTCTGTCCTGCATGGCGTCCGTAGGGAAGCATGTCGCTCTTTGCCGGGTCAACGGGGTCAGGATGCCTTGGGCACGGATCCATCACGGGACAGTCCTTCATCATAGGTCTAAGCTCTCCTGGAACGCCTTCAGGCTGCCGTCGTTCTTCTTGCCTTCCTGACGTCTGCCTGCGCCGCCGCTGCCGAGGCTGGGGACGCCTGCACCCTTGAAGTCCCTCTTGTTGTTCTGGATCTTCTCGTTGAGCGCCGTGGCACGGGCCTTCTCTGTGGCCGAGGCGATGTCGCTGTCGTAGTTCTGTGCCTTAAGCACGGCCTCCCACACCTCCTTGGGAACGATGCCCATGGATGCGTTGCCGAAGATGCCGTAGTCGATCACGTTACCCTGCTCGTCGGTCTCGCCAAACATTCTCTTGACAAGGGCGATACGGTCCTCGTCGCTCAAGCCTCTTTCCTGCTGCAGCTCGTTCAGGGCCTCCATGCTCTTCTGGAAGTTTTCTCCGGCTTCCTTCTGTGCTTTTGCGCTGGCTGCCTGCCGCTCCTGGAACTTGGCCAGGGCCTCGCCCATGGCTTTACCGAACTCGGGATTGCTGGCCAGCTCGCGGATATCCGCGTCGGGGCCGATCTGCTCTGCCAGGTACGTAAAGGGATTCTCACCCTCCTTGGCCGCAAGCAGCAGCCCTGCCAGCAGGGGTGTCTTGTCGAATGTCTCGCTCAGCTGGCGGTTGCTCTCGCGGTAGCCCTCCAGCTCGTCGAGGTTCTGGTTGGCCTGGCCGTAGAAAGCCTCCTCGTCGTCGAGGTTCAGGTCTGGATGGGCTGCACCGTAGCGGCTGCGGTAGCGCTCCCTGGCGCTCTGCTGCGGCTCCTGGGCTGCCTGCCCTCCGTTTGTGTCTGTCTTTGCCATATTTTTATTAATTTATATGTTTAGCCTTCAATGCAATTACACTGTGTCGTGGCCTTCTTGAAGAAATGCTCCAGCGACATGTCGGCCTGCTTCTGCGTGTCGGGCTTCGCCTCGGGCTGGTGCTTCAGCTTCCATCCGATGTCGCTGAGGGCGCTCGTCCACGACCATGCCTTGATGCAGTTGTCGTCGCCGGTCACGATGAAGTCGAAGCTCTCATCCAGCTTGACCACCTTGTCGTGCGGGATCTCGTTCTTCGTCAGGAGGCTTGTCACGTCCTCCACGCTGCTGTCGGTACACACCACGACCAGGCTCTTTGCGTGCTTCTTCAGGGAGGTCATACCCTCCTTGGCCATCTCACGCGGCTTGTATGCTCCCGTGCCGTCCTTCTCGAACAGCGCGTCCTGCATCACCGCGTAGGCTTTCCTGGGAATCTTGTCGGTCTTTTCTGCCATGATTGTGAAATTTTGCCTCAAAATTAAGGGATAAAAGAGTCTGTTCTTTCATAAAATTTCTGCGTTATCCCGAATTTGCGCCACAGGCGAAATTATATGAAAAGACAACCGCCTCCAGGGCTTATCTTTGCACGAAAAAGAATAAGGTATATATGACAAAGCCCGTAAAGCCCGTGAAGCCGCTGCTCACCCTCGATGATGTCCGTCCGCTGCAGAACGGCAGCCGTCGCGATACCGTCAGGGAGCGCCGGAAGAACAATCTTCAGGAGGGGAAGTACGACCAGGCGCTGCTGGCGGAGTGCGCGCGCTCATGGAACAACAAGGACGATTTCCGCAAGGAGCGCCACCGCGTCCTGCAGATGCTCTTCGGCAACCAGTGGGGAGAGATGATCCACGTCTACGGCGAAGGCAATATGACCGAGGAGAAGTGGATTCAGATGCAGGGCCTTACGCCGCTGAAGAACAACGTCATGATCTCGCTGTGGTTTTCCGTCTTCGGCATCCATGCCAAGCAGGAGACGGAGCCTGTCTGCTATGCACGCAACCAGTCGGCTAAGGAGCTTTCTGATAACCTCTCAGCGGCCATACAGACCAACTGGCAGAGCCAGTACATGTCAGAGAAGCTTGACTCCACGTTTGCCGAATACCTCATATCGTCGGCTGCCTTCATGCGCAACACCTTCGAGGAGCGCCAGGAACTCTTTGACTCCTACAACGACGTCATGAATCCCGACATCATGTTCTGGGAGGGCGGCAGCGATCCCACGCACCAGGATATCCACATGATCGGCTGCCTGCATGACATGACGCCGGAAAACATCTACTTTCACTTTGCCAAGCCGGAGTACGGCCTGACTATCGACGAGCTTGACGAGATCTTCCACATCGGCGAGGTCGGAAACCTGAACCGGCAGACCTCCCAGCAGCTCAACGAGAGGCACAGCTACGAAAGCCTGAGCTTCTACCAGCCGTCTGACCTCGGCCTGTGCCGTGTCATCGAGGTGTGGCGCGAGGAGGTGAAGCCGCGATACCAGTGCTTCGATCCGCTGGCCACGGACCAGGTGGACAAGTATTTCCGCTGCGAGAAGGAAGACCTGCAGTATGTCATCGACATCAACCGCCAGCGCAAGGCGATGTATGAGGAGCAGGGTGTGTCCAGGGAGAAATGGGCGCTCATTACGGCCAGGGAGATCGTCGACAAATATTGGCAGTATTACTTCATGGCTCCTGACGGGCGCATCCTCTGCGAGGGTGAGACGCCCTACGACTACAAGAGCCATCCCTTCACCATGTCGCTCTTCCCGTATGTCAACGGCGAGGTGCATTCCTTCATGGGCGGCTTCATCGACCAGCAGAAGTACATCAACCGCATGGTGATGATCAACGACTACGCCATCCGTACTGCCGCCAAGGGCATGACGTTCCTGCCGCTCTCGCTGAAGCCGGACGGCATGAGCGTAGAGGATTATGCCAGGCAGAAGTCGAAGTTTGATGCCGTGTATGTCTATGACGACACCAAGCGGCCTACAGGCGCAAAGCCTGAGTTCTACACACACTCGGCCTTCAACACCGGCGCCAACGAGATGCTGCAGATACAGCTCAATATGATCCATGAGGTGTCCGGCGTGTCCGGTGCGCTCCAGGGCAAGACTCCTGCCAGCGGCACGGCTGCCTCGCGCTACGCCATGGAGGCGCAGAACGCCACCACGACCATCTACCCGCTGATCAAGAAGTTCAACGGCTTCGAGGAGCGCGTAGCCACGAAGACGCTGATCACGCTTCAGCAGTTCTATGAGGAGGGGCGCGACATCACGCCGAAGAAGTCCGACAAGCAGGTCTTCTACCGTGCCAATGCCTGCCGCAACGTAAAGGCGAACATCTCCATCAAGAACTCAGCGGCCTCGGCTGCGTTCTACCAGATGGGCAACGACGTGCTTAACATGCTCTGGGAGGGCAAGGCCATCGACGTGCGCACCTACCTGAAGAACCTTGACGCCCCGTTTGCAGACAAGATCCTGCAGGACATCGACAACTACCAGCAGCAGGTCATGTCGGGACAGATGCCGGGCGCTCCCGTACAGGTGCCGGGTGCAGACCAGCAGCAGGCACAGACGGCCACCCAGCTCCTCGGAGGTCCCGGCCAGCTCTACACCCGCCAGGGCGCAGGCCAGCCGTTCACACTACAACAGTAAGCGCTTATGACAAAGACATTCGACTATACGGCATTATACGGCAAGGTGTCACGCTCCCTTTCCATCATCGCCAAGCGCAGTACAGACGAAAATGGCAACCGCCTCTTTGCGGACATCACCCTCGGCACTAACGAGAAGGGGATCATCGAGGACTATTTCCGTCAGGCGGTCATCGACTTGGTGACAGAGCTGGAGGCTTTTATCACGGCTGAGACGGACACGTCGTTCACCGTCACGCTGCCGTCGAACCACAAAAGCGCCCTGGAGCCATCTATCGGCAAGTCGTGCGACGAATACTGCGTGTCCTATGCCCTGTACTCATGGTTTACCATCAGCGCCCCGCGTATCGCTGACAAGTACCTCGGCGACATGAAGCGACAGCTCTCTGCCGTCATCCGTCTCGTCAACGAGAAGGAGGCTCCGACCGGATCCGCCGATATTGTGTCATCCACATCGACAGTAATCACATAATATATATAAATATGTCAAAGACTATCACGCTAAACCTCAACAAGGCGCTGATCTTCGAGGCAGTCAAGGCCGACTCGTTCGACACTGCACGCATAGAGAAGGTGGAGGATCCCGTAAAGCTGGCCGCAGCAGCTGCAGCACAGCAGGGAGGCGAAGATCACCAGGAACGGCAGATGCTACGCTATCTCAAGGCGGCCCTCGGGAAGTTCGAGGCACTAATGTCAGAATTTGTCGACGTGGCAGACGGATCAATCGAAGACACGCTCTCTTCATCCCAGGATGTGTTTACCGTCACCATGATCGTCAATGACAGGTATAACAACGGGCTGGCTACGCCCATGTCGTCTCTCTGTGAGGACTACCTCGTCAATCAGATGCTCTATGACTGGTGGCGCAAGAGCAAGCCGGAGTATTCAAAGAACTTCGTTGTCGACGCCCAGGATGCCATCGACCACATACGGCTCTGCCTGGCAAAGACCGCCCCGTCGTCATCGTCGGTGGATTATACAGACGTTACCGGTACCGTGACACAGAACCAAAATCAGACAGACAATGAGCAAAACAATCAAGATTCAGATCCTGCATGAGCTGGCGATGAACTCGGCCAAGAACGAGACCTATCAGATGGGTGTCGTCGAGAAGGCCGTGGACGCCAAGCTCATCACAGCCGCCTTTCATGAGCAGGCAGGCAACGAGGCATACCATGAGGCGATGCTCTCGCGCTACATGTTCTCCCAGATAGAGGTGCTGAAGACGTTCTTTGCAGACTACCTCACCGGAGGCGGCAACGTCGCCGAGGATGCCACCATCAGCGGAGCTGAGGCCAACGGTGTCACGGAGATCCTTCTTAGCGTGTCAGACCGCTTCAACGACGGCTACGTCAAGACGCTGGCGCGCCTCTCGCAGAAGTTCGTCGAAGACCGGATGATCTACCTCTGGTGGCACTCCGTCAGCAAGGAGTTTGCAGCCATCTACGGAGGCGCTGCCGAGGAGGACCGTGCCGGCATCATGGCATGCTTCAACAAGACGGCCCCGTCGGCTCCCGTCTACAGGTTCCCCACGGCCATCGAGATCAAATACCCGATCATCCCCGCTCGTGGCGACGTTCCAGGCATCATAACGCCAGATAATACGGGACACGTACAGGACGTGCAGCTGTTCTCCAATCCATGGATCATTGGCATCGGAGACGACAGCGAGATTTCATACACCATCTACGGCGAGGATAATGGCGTGTCTGTCATTGATGACATCATGGTACGTGCAGACAATCCCTGCTGCCAGCCATGCATCGGCAGCGACGGATGCTGGCACCTGAGAGGAATGTCCGCAGGATTTTCCGTGGTCACGCTCTTCTCCCGTCATAATGACCAGGTATTTGCCAAGTTTGCAGTAAGGGTTGTGAAGTAGTTATCAAGTAAATATAAAGTAGTTTTTAAGTATTTGATTGGTTATGTACCCGCATCATCTTCACACAGGCCGACGTTTCCCGAAGGAGGTCATTGCATGCCCCCGCCAGGACAGACAGGTGGTGGAGATCATCATCCTGAAGGAGGAGATCACCCACGACATTGAGGCCGACATCACGCGGCTGGAGAAACAGCGCAACCTCGAGAAGCCCATCCTCTCCGGCAATGAGTCCGACGCCTACACCGTCAGACGCCAGACAGACCGTGCCCTTAACCAGTGTGTGAGCCGTATGCAGGCGTACCTTCTTCTCCCGTCGCCCTTTGTGCGCCATATATCCACCAACCACGCGGGCGACTGGGAGGAGAAGAACATCTTTCTGGCATTTCCCCACAACTGGCCGCCACACTGCATCGAGCCCCTGCGTGACGCGGTACATACCTACATCGTGAAGTCCGTCGAGTATAATATCCTGCTCATCGCCATGACCAACGATCCTTACACGGCCATGTGCCAGCAGGAGGCAGACAAGGCCTATAACGATATCAACGCGCTGATCAACTCACGCCTCGGCCCCATGAACATTCACCCGACTTTCTTAGGTTAGCAATATGGTAAAGAAGGCAGGCAGACCGCCAGGATCTCAGAACAAGGTAGGCAAGGATGAAAAGGAGTTCATCAAGGGCCTGCTCGGCGAATCCCAGGATCAATACCGCGATGCCTTCATGTACTATGCCAACAACTCTCCAAGCAATGCAGAAGACCGCAAGTTCTTCATCACCGTCCGCAACGAGCTGACAAAGATGATAGTACCAAAGCCTGTAGAGATTGACGCCACCATCGAGTCCTCAGACTTCGAGGCCCTGCTTGGCCTGTGTTCCAAGTGGGATGATGAGAAATAACTCCAAATGAAATCATAAAGCTTAAAGCTTAATGCTAAATGTCCGCTGCCGTCCCTGATCTGGCCATCCCTGCACTTCCCGTTTCCTCCACCTTCCACGTCGGCAATGCCATCCGCTGGCTTACCCAGAGTCCTATGCCCGTAGACATCACGATATCGTCGTGGTTGTTCTTCCCGTCCACGTTACCCATCGTGCCGTCCTCCTTGCGCTCATAGATCAGCAGCTCCCTGTAGGCCTGCTCGTCCGGCTCCTCATAAAGCTCATCCTCGATGTATGAGATATAATTATCGATGACCTGCTCCTTTGACACGCTGTTCGTGTGGAATCCGAAGACGTTGGTCACCTTCTGCGTCACCTTGTCCACCTCCGTCCTGCCGATATACATGTTCGGGTAGTAGTTGGCGATCTCGTCGATGATGGTGCCCGAGTGGTCGCCCTCTTCTTCCAGCCTGGCCTTTCGGGTGTCGGCGGTGTTCTTCTCTATCACCAGCATCGCGGCCTGGTAGAAGTGTGCCAGCTGTGCGGCCTTCCATGCCAGCAGGTCGTGGCGTATGTGTCCGCGCCACCGTGCCACCACCCTCGGCCTGCCTCCCATGTCGCGCATCATGCCGAAGCGGTCTATCACCGTCATTACCGTGAAGTCCGACGTCTTTGAGCGTCCGCCGATATCCACGCTCACCACGTAGCGGTTGTCCACCTTCAGACAGTCGGGCATCTGCCATATCCTCAGCACCTGTCCGTCGTCGAGGCGGTCAACCAGGTGTGCCGTCCTGATGGCCCTTGTGCCCTTGTCCTCGTCGCCTACGATGTTCCCTACGAAGATCGGCGTCTTCTTCATCTTCTGCTGCATGGCGTCGACGGAGTATTTGTTGAAGATCAGGTTACCCGCTGCCATGAAGCACTCCACGTCGTCGCTGGGGAACTCGGTGGCGAAGTAGGAGTATGAACGGAACTCGTTGATCTTGTCGCGGCACCAGCTGATGGCCTCCAGCGAGGCGCCCTTCTGCCACAGCTGCCAGAAATACTTGCCGCTCTGGCGGTAGCCCTCTACCCAGTTCGGATTGTCCTTGTTCTCATAGAGCCACCTGGCAAACTCCATGGCCTTCCCGACATACGAAGGATCCTCCTCGACCTCGCGCCACGGCGTCTTGTTCCTGAAGATGCCCTGGTAGTTCTGGTTGAACTCCTGGCGGTACAACTCGATCTTGAAGAATGGCACATACATCGCCTCCCACGCGCTGGGAATGTCGGGATCCTTCGCCTCCTGGTACATGTTATAGAAGAAGTCGCCCACGACGCGGCCTGACGACTCCATCACGATCATCGTGTCCGGACGGTTGCCGATGGTACCGTTGAGGCTCGACAGCACGCCCTCCGGCTTCTTCTGCTCCGTTTCTTTCCAGTAGGCCACCTCCGAGAGGTGCGCCATCTTCAGGTTGGCCGAACGGCTGGCGTCGTAGTTCTCATAGCTGGCCACCGTGGTCACGCTCTCCCTGACCACCTCGCCAGTGTGCGTCTTCACCACGAAGTCGGCGGTGCTGCCCTTGAAGGGCGCACTCTTCAGGCGCTTGCCCTTGCAGCCCACGCTCCAGCCAGGCTGGTTCTCCAGCGCGAGGTCGTACATCGCCCGTATTCGGATGGACGCTGCCGTCTGGTGGGCCATAATGGCCATGTTCCAGCGACGGTGACGGCAGTCCTGCATCCACTTGCCGTAGAGCTGCGTCTCGGTGGATCCTCCGAACTGCCTGGCCTTGGGCATGACGATACGGATAGGCTTTCCGTTCCGCCTCATCTCCTCCTGTTTCTCCAGCAGCATCCGCTGGCCGTAGTTCAGGATATAGGGAATCACCGTGCCCTCCTCCTTGTCGACGATCTTGTAGATCATGGCAAAGTAGAAGGCCGGATCCTCCTCGCTCCGTGCCAGCATCATCGCGTACACCACGTCCTGCAGCCGTTCGTCGGTGTACTCCCAGCCCATCTCGTCGGTGATATACTTACGGATGCTGCCGCGTTTGATAAGTCTCTTGATCAGGATATTGTGTTTGACACAGCGCTCAGGCATATACTGCACCTTGATGGGCGAGTCAGGGATCGTAACCTTTACCCTCGGCCCAGGCGCACCGCGTCCCGTCACGGGGTTGAAGCCCTCGAAGATCTCGCGGTTGCGACGGATATTCTCCCTAACGATCTCGAGGTATATCCTCGTGGCTGCCTCGGCAGCGTTCACGGTCTGCTCCATAGAAGATTACTTGATATCTTCTGCCACTTCCAGCGCGACTTTTCTGCTATTGGCGATCAGGCGCATGATGGCGGAGTCGCTGCCCTTGCCAAGGAGTTTCTTGTTGCGCTGCATCAGGCGGCTCTGCTGATCGATGACACGGTAAGCCTCCAGTTCCTTCGCGTGCCTGCGCTGGTAGTCGGCAGCACGGTCAGGTCTCTCGGAGGAAATCTTCTTATACTCGTCGGCTATCGGCTTCAGCCTGGCCTTGGCGGCCTTGATGCGGGCATCGTCGCGCACGTCCTCGGCGCTGGTTGTGGAGAGATACGTGTCATTGGTGTCGCGGCTCTCGCGCTCCTCGTCTGTGATATAGCTGCGTGCCTTCTCCACATCGGCATTCCTGCCTTTGGTCCTGGAGTTGTCGCCGTTCTTTCTCATCGTCAGGCGTTCGATACGCATGCGGAGCCTGTTCTTCTCGGCAAACGTCCTGGCATTGCCGAAGGCCTCAACAGCAACCGTCAGCGGATCCTTTCCCTCGTCGATGGCGTCCAGCTCCTCCATCATCTGCTGCTTATACATGCCGATGCTCAGCTTGAAGTCTACCTTGTCGGCGCTGCTGGTGGCGGCGCGCTCTCCGGCTTTCAGGTCCTTGATGATCCTCTCATAGTGGCTGACCACCTCTGCCCTCCTCCACTCGTCGCTGGAAAGAATCTCGTCCACATGCTCCTGGGCGCCGTCCTCACCGTCTGCGGCCTTCTTCTGCCAGGTGCGAAGCTCATACTGCAGCGCGTCGCGGCTCTCGGTCAGGCCGTAGTATTCCTCGCCCAGCGCTCCGGCATTGTCACGCTCCACTGGACGGTTCAGGAAACGGTTCACCACGGGCGTCTGGTAGATCTTCGGAAGCTCGCCCGATGCTGCCGTCACTCCCACGTCGAAGGTCTTGGCGATAGTGTTGTACATACCGCCGAAGTAGCCCTGCAGCAGGTGGTTCCACACAGCGGGGTTGTTGATGTAGTCGCCCCAGAACGGAGCATATTTCTCAATGGCGCCCTTCCTGCCCTCGTTGCCGCCTGTGACATCGTTGATGCCCTCTGACAGCCTGACCATCCACGTAGGCGTGCTGATATAGGCCTTCTCATACATCGGCGCGTGCCGGTTGCCCTGGTTGTCCTTCCAGATGGGCTTGCCGGTAAAGTCGATGTTCTCGCCCACCTGCATCAGCGGCTGCACCATCGTAGGCGCAAAGTCCACCATGAGATTGCCGCCGTTGCCCGTCGGGTTGATGGGCACAAGGTCTGCCACGGAGCTTAAATTATATGTCTTACACATCATATTGGCGGCAAAGATACGACAAAAAGAGACACGGAAATCTTAAATAAACATAAAAGCGGCCCCTGCCTCACGACAGGAGCCACCCGGAATGAAAAAATCAAGAATTACGCTTAGTGACCGCCTCCATTTCCGGCCTGCTCCGCGTCGGGATCAGGCTCGTAGTAGTTGCCGTTGCCGATGTACATGTCGGCCTCCTTGAAGCGGGCGTCCTTCAGCAGATCCTTTGCGCGGAAGCGCTTGCCCAGGTAGAGGTTTACGCCTACCGACTTGACGCATGAGGCGTTGAAATCTTCTGACTGGTTCTTTCCCGTGGTCGAGATGCCGACGGAGAAGATGCCCAGGTCGTCGATGCGGACGGCCTTTCCCTCCAGAAGCAGCTCGCGGAGGCAGATCTCCATCTCGATGAGGACGCCGCGGATGACACCCTCTGAGAACACACAGTGATGGTTGGCCATGTGCTGGATGAACTCGTCGAACTCCATCAGCTCATGGACGGCACGGCCGAACCACTTGCCGAAGGCCGTGGAGTCGTCGTTCGTGTTCTGATACTTCTTGTACTTGATCATGTTGGTATTACATTATTAAAGTCGTGTGGCACTGTTGCCGCTACAAAGGTACGCACACTTTCCTGACGGCTGCATGTTTTGTGCAGTTGTGTACGGTTATTATCCGCTCTTTACGGAAAAATCTTCGTACCTTTGCAGCCTCAACATCTATGGAAGAGTTTAGGATACGTGAGTACGGGCGCATGGAGCTGGCACAGCTCTATTGCCCCGGCATAGCACCGGAGTCTGCCTGGAGGAAGCTGAAGTCGTGGATTGCGCTTTCGCCGGGCCTTGCGGAACGTCTCAGGACGCTCGGCTACGACGGCCATACCCGCTCATTTACGCCTGCCCAGGTCAAAGAGATCGTCGACATAATCGGTGAGCCTTGACATTATTATATATACGCACGCGCAAGAAAAACACGATAATCCTTGCAAGTTTGAAAAGAATTAGCTAACTTTGCAGGCGTAACTGCAAAATAACATTCTTATGAAGAAATTACTACTATTATTTGCTGTATGCACATTGTCATTTGCCTGTATGGCTCAGCCGTCTGACGTAAAGAAAGTTATAAACAAATTCGACGCTCCATATCTAAGGAAAGCATCATCATTAAGGATTCCTACGGATTTTTGGAACACCATCATTGCCAATGATAAAAACGTAGCAAAATACAACAACGCAGTCAAGAAGAATGACAAGACGCTTAACGCGGCTTATAACGCTTTGGTGGTGTATGACAACCAAACACAGACCTATGAATATATAACAACCGAATACAATGACATCGTTGAACGTCTGGTATATGATCTCGGCATTGGTGAACTCACATACAAGAAACCAGTCAAGGTAATTATGGATGAGACTATCAACGCCAGTATGGACTACACCGGACAGATGAGGATAAACAAAGGGTGTTTTATTTATCTGACATATAAAGAACTGCTTGCTGTCTGTGCGCATGAGATGGCACATTACGCATGTGCCCATGTGATAACAAGCGTATGGAAAGTTGCCAAGAAACAGAAGACAAACAGGGCTTGGGCCAGCCTTGGAACAGCCCTGACGGTAGGCATGGTGGCAGGTGCGTCTATGTACGGAGGTTCAAACGGGGTAGATGTTTCACATTTGAATGACTTTATAGCGAATTCTGACATCCTGCTTGGTGCAGCATACGCAGATGCCGATCATGCAACCTTGAAATTCAAATACCGTTATAGCAGGGGTGAAGAGTCTGAGGCTGACATCATAGCCTACCGATTTATGGAGAGGATGGGATATGGCGGTGAAAATGTATTGTCTATGCTCAGAAAGCTGAAAGATCTATACGGTGACACTCCTGCAGGCAAATATGATAACCATCCGTCTACGCTATTCAGGATCCAGGTAATATCAGCTATGATGAGCGGAGTTTGTGGAAAGTAAATGAGGGCGCACACTTGCGCCCTCCACGTCCAAAATTACCATAGCACTGACGAATGTCATTCTTCATCCGTAATGAATGTAAGTTTGAGTTGCGTTTGTCATATATGCATCCTTTGAATGAACATATCATTTATATTCTCTATCAATTTTTGAAATATAGCCTTTCATAAGAAATTCAACAGCCTTCTGAAACGGAATGGCTCCATTAAACTGAATATAATACGGGTATCCGTTTTTATCAAATAACTTGTACCATCCTTTTCTTGGTGTATCACTTAATTGCCATCCTTCAGATTTATAAATGTATCGCTTAAAATCCTCGCCAAACAGTTCAGCCATTTTTTGTAAACGATACATCTGTTTCCCAGATTTCCACATTCCAAATATAATGCAGCCTAATATAAACACGGCCACACCAATAATACCACCTATTGTGCTTGCTGTCATTTTAATGAATGTTATGCAGTTACGACTGCAAATATAGGCATTTTATATGAAACAACAAAATTTTATGAAACTTTTCTGCTAAAAACTTGCATAATTCAGAAATTTGTCGTATCTTTGCAACGCTTAAATAATTTCATACTGGCAGACAATTGGTTTCGAGGTCTGCTGCGCGGGATGCGTGGCATTTTTCGTTTAAGATCATTGTCTCAATTCGTTTGATTAGTATTCAATTTTAATTTGAATAGTCATCCTTCGTAGAGTGTACGGGTAATGGCCAACAGCCCGTGGGTTTCAGCCAGTATGGACCTAAGCAGCACTGATCGTTGGATGATTTTTCAATTGCTTAGACCAGATGGCAACAATTAGTGTTCCCCGTACCGCTCAACGGTCACTATTCTCTCAGGAAGAGATGAGTGAAAAGAGCAACAAGAACGACTTCATGCCAGAAGCCGGAGTAACCAACTACATGAAGACCCCCGAGGCCCTTTGGCGGCTTATTGCCACTTATCCGAAGTGCATGCCCGTGGAGGACGCGATCCGTCGCGCCCGAATCGACTTCACAAAAAGCAGAAAGGAGGTGGCATCATGAAGAAGGTAAAGGCTAACGAAGAAGACCGCCAGTTTATTGTCGGCCTTCTCAGGGAAACGCGCGAGGATTTCCGTCGCACGTTCAACGAGCTTGCCAAGTCTGGCACCAAGAAAGACAAGCGCAAGTTTGCCTCCTACTGGTGCAACCTGGCAGAGTTGGCTTACAAGCAGCCGGAACCTGAAGAGAAGAAAGGAGGCACACTATGAGCAGGTTTATTCAGACCCTTGTACAGCTGAAGGGAGAAAGTGAGCCTCAGCCACACTACGCCCTGGTGTTTGATGATGCGACAAGCCTTGCCGTGTTTATGATCTACCGCAACGCCCTCACGTCAGCAGCGAAAGCATTAGCCTCACAGGGCGAAGACCTGTGGAATGACGAGATCTTTCAGCTTATCCAGCTTTCAGAGTTTATCAGTTCTGCCCTTGACATGGAACTCTACTGGAAGAAAGGAGGCCAGGATGGCTAAGGTCGTACCCCTGTACTCCCCTCGGGAGACGTACATGCGCCATATCGCACGCGCGAACCATATTATATTAAATAGAGTAATTAACGAAATCCAAAATCAGAATAACAATGAACAACAATAATATTACAACAATCACCGATCAGCAGACAATCACCTCAATGGAGATTGCAGAGATCACAGGTAAGAAACATTACCATGTATTAAGAGCCATTCGTGTAATGGAGCCAGCATGGGAGAAAATAGCTGCATCCAAATTTGGTTGCAGCTCAATTAAAGATAAGTCTGGTAAAATGATTCCTTTATTTATTCTTAATCAAAAGGAATGCCTCTTTGTCGCCACCAAGTTCAACGACGAGGCCCGTGCCAAGCTCGTACTCCGCTGGGAGCAGCTGGAGAAAGAGCGTCAGACGCAACAGTCTCAACAATCCGTGTCGAACAATCAACAATCCGTGTCAAACGTTCCCGTTGACCCCCGGAACATGAGTCGCCTGCAGATCCTCCAGCTGGCACTTGCAGCGGAGGAGGAAAACCAGAAGCTTCAGCAGCAGGTCAACGACCTCGAGGCAGACAAGTACGGCATGATGATCGACCTCGGCCAGAAGGAGCAGGAGATCAGCCACCTTCAGGAGCGCACCCGCTACCTCGACGTGATCGACTGCCAGCGCGACACGGTGATCGTCTCCCAGATCGCCCAGGACTACGGCATGAGTGCCGTGGCGTTCAACGACCTCCTGAAGGGCCTGCGGGTACAGCGCAAGATGGGAGAGCAGTGGATCCTCTATGCCGACTACCTCAACAAGGGCTATGTGGCCAACCGAATGATACCCATCCACCACGCAGGGCGTGCAGACACCTACAAGCCCATGACCGTGTGGACTCAGTCCGGCAGGAAATTCCTCTATGACAAACTGAAAAAACACGGCGTCCTGCCCCTCGTAGAGCGCAACATGCCTGCCGTCCAGCAGTCATAGCATCCGTTTAACATTTTTTGGAGCATGCAAATCCGGAATTTGAAGCACACAAATCGGCGATTTGCATGCTTCAAATTTCAGATTATCGATTCACTTGCTTTCAGCCTCAGCCCTTAGAAGCAATTCCAACGCCTCTTTTCTCCATTTCCGGATATTCTTCATGATATCCTCAGCATCCTTGCCGTCGTTGTCTGAAAGTTGGCGCTTGCCGGGATAGAGCAGCGTATATTCCTTTTTCTTGCTCTTGCCCTTACGTCCGTTGTCGGTGTCATACTTTCCGTCGCGGATCCAGTCGAGGCGCTTCTTTACTTCCTGGCGTGTCTGATCCCGGTTGTCCTTCTCGCGGTAGTCCTTAAGCTTCTGTGCCAGCGTCTCGTCTTCACGGATATCTTCGTAGTCCATACGCTCCTGATACAATTCCTGATACCAGGTCTTGTCATTCGGCTTTGAAGATGTTGCGCCAGGATCAAGGCCAAGGCGCTGTGAGATCAACTTGGCATACTTTCGCTTTTCCTCTGGACTTTCACTTCTGGCCACATTATGCCTCAGCTCATCGTCTGTCAGGCGCTGCATACGCTCCTCAACGGCCTTATCAAACTGCTGCTGCATCTTCTCGATCTTTGCAGCCCTACCCTCTTCGCCTCGTAGCCATCCCATAACGGGTGCATCTTTCCAGTGCTTGTAGTGGGCATAGCGCCTGGCCATCTCGTCGTATGGCAGCTTCTTGGCGTCGTCGGCATTCATACCAAGCTCGTCGATATACTTGTTTTTCCATGAGCTTGACGGGGCGTTCAGGACACGCATCATAAAGAGAGCTGTCTCCTTAGCGTTGGCCATGTTGTCCGGATCGTAGGTGTATCTGGTACCGTCCCATCCAGGGAAAGCATAGTCCATGGCAGCGTTCCACATGTCGGTGAAGGTCTGCGGATTCACGCCTACGGCACTCTGCATGCCGATATTGAAGATATCCTGGGCAGCGGCATACTTGTCGTAGCCCAGCTTCTTGATCATCGACTGAATGTCGGCCATCAGCGGCAGCGGGTTCACCTCGTAGTCGCCTCCCTGCTTCAGGGCGGCATCGATGCCGGCTCCCCACCCCTCGTTTCTGACAGTCCGGCGCGTCTCCTCGCTGGCAGCAGTCCGTCCGATCAGGTCACTCCAGATATTGCCTGCGGCAAAGCCTTCCGTAGGACCTGCCATCAGTCCTTTCAGAAGTGCATCGGTCATCATCTCCTTCTTGGTGTTATCATCATCACCCAGCAGCAGATATGGCAGCGAGGCGCCCAGGTTCCATGCTACTGTCACGCCAAACATCATATTCAGCATACGAGCCACGTCGCGGCGTCCCTCGCGGGCATACTCCAGTTCTGCCGCTTTCTTTGCCTGATCTTCATCGAGGCCGAACTGTTCCTGAATCTGACGGGTCATGAACTTGATGGAATCCTCCTTATAACCCTTCTGAGTGCGCTTCTTCAGGTTACGGTAGGCATCGTACCACTGACGGGTGTAAGACATCGACGAGTTACGGAACACACTCAGCATGTTGGCCGCTACGGTACGGTCTTTCTGGATGGCACTGGTAAAGGCTCCCTCACTTGACTGCTGCGTCAGGTTATATCCGATCTCGGCATCCTGGAGGGCGCGCTTATGAGCCACCTCGTCGCTGGCTCCGATCTTCTTATATTTCCTGTAGCGGCTCTCATAGATGGATCGTGCGCCCACGGCACAGGTCACACCGTCTACCAGGGCGTTAGGACTCATACCGAGGCGCGTGGCCATCTGCACAATGTTGGTCTTCCACATCTTCCAGTCCGTCGGATCGTCCATCAGTCTTGTGTCGCCCACCTGGCGGCTCTTCCACCGCTTCTGGAACACGGGCATATTCTCCATGGCCCACTTCCACGATCCATAAGGATTAACAGAGTTCTTAACAAAGTCATCAATTCTCACGTCGTGGACAAATGCAGGAGCGGAAAGCAGCTGCTTGAAAGCCGTATAGACGCGGAAATTGATCTTTGCAGCCGTCACACCCTTGGCGATATTTGAGATAGCCTTGTCAACATGGCCCGACTTGGCACTGGAGTCATACGTGCCGGCGGCCATCTTTGCGGTATCCTTGAAGGCATTCCACAGGGCGTCACCGCTGCCGTAGACGGTATCCATATTCTTTACCTTGTTACGGAAGGTGGTGTAGCTCAGAAGCGTGTTGATGTCCTTGTTCCACTCGGCCTGGGCTGCCCAGCGCTCCATGTCCTCCACATGCTCGATGGCCAGGCTCAGGGCGTCGGTATGCAGGATATCCAGCGGCAGGGCGTTCTTGCGTCGCTTGATGATGTTGCCGGTGATCGTAGATGGCAGCGTCTCGCTGTCGGGCACGTTCACGTCCTGCTCCTGGTAACGGGCATCGCCCAGCACCTTCAGCGGGAAATAGTTGTCGATAGCGGCCATCGGGGCACCGAACATTCTCTCATGCACCTTGTTATACTCTGTACGCTTACTGGGAAGGTATTCACCTTGCAGCCAGTCGCCCAACTGTACCAGGCGCGGATCGAGGAAATCCCTGATCTTCTCTACAGTCTCCTCGTCAATGCCCATCTTACGCAGCTTCATCCGTCCGTCGTTCATCTTGTCGGCCATGTAGATATACAGCAGGTTACCCTGTGTCAGCTTGAAGGTCTTCGCGTTCTCGCCGTCCAGCACCTCCACCTCCAGCGAGGGAAGGCTCCTGGCGATGTCGTAGAGATCGCTCCACCGCTTCACCTTGCTGCCGAATACCTCACGGGCCTTGGCATCCAGCTCCTCCTTGGCCTTCTGCTCATTGAGGAATGCCTTGTCGGTTGCGTCCATCCAGTTACGCATAAAGTAGTCATAGAGATAACCCTCACCGTTGGCATTACGGCTGCCGAACTGGCGCAGCATCTGCTCGAAGGTCCCCAGCGGCTGGAGGAAGAAGTTGGCTGGTTTGCCCTTTGTCTTCTCGCGCAGGGCGTCGGCTGGCTTCCCGGCCAGGTCAAAGTTGGCGATCTGCTGGATATGCTTTACCCGCTCCTTCTCACGCTCCACGAACTCCTTGGCGCCCTGCATGCTCTCAGAGATATTGCCCTGCAGGCGTCCTATGATGTCGCCGAACATGCCGATACGCTCGATCTTGTTCTCCATCATCGCCTGGTCAAGGCTCTCCAGCAGCTCCTGCTGATCCTTATAACTGCGGCCACTGGTCTTATAGTCACTGACGGCCTCCTTATACTCGCGGTCAAGGTCTGCATACTCGTCGCGGCTGGCCTCAATGTTCTCCTGATACTGCAAGGCTATCTGGAGTCCCTCGAACTCCTGTTCCCACATCGGGGCCTCCTCGTCGTTTCGTGCCATCTTCTCGGCCACCTTGCTGATCTCCTCACGCAGCTTGTCGGCATCCATCCTGCCCTCACGCGCCTTGCGGAATGCCTGGATCATGCGCTGGCCTTTCAGTTCCAGCTTGCCCTGCTTCTCAACGCCCTGTGCTGTCTTGCTCAGCTCCTTGGTGGATGAAAGCTTCTGCACCTGCTGGTCGAGGTTGCGGAGATGGTTGTCGATCAGGATGTTCATGATATTGTCAACCGACTGGCGAATATCCTTTGCGCCGGTGGCATTTTTTAAACTGGAAAGCATGCGCTCCATCTCGCCACGGCTCAGGTTGTCGCCGAAGCCCTGTCTCATGAAGTCCTGGGCAAAGTCGGTCACTGCCTTTACCGTCGCCTTGTCGTAGGCCTTCTGGCGGCTCATGGCGCTGCGTATCTGCTGCAGCTCGGCGGCCATCCGGCGCATCCTGGCACTGGGACTGTCAGGATAGCGTTTCTCCACCTCACGGGCGGCCTCCACATTATCCTTGATGTCACGCACCTGGCGGTAGTCCTCCAGTTTCGGGGCCGTCTGCCAGAGTGCCTTCTCCCTGTTGTGGGCGACAAGGCGCTTTGCAAAGTCGAGGGCACTCTCGCCCTGGCGGAACTTCGGTTTTTCACCTGGACCTGTAGCCTCAGCGGGCATGGCGTTGCGCTCCTTCCACTTCTTCATGGCGGCATCCCACTTGTTCCAGTACTGGCGTTCTTCCGGCGTCATTTCCGGCTCAGGACTGCCTGTGCGCTGGAATTTTGGGGCCTCAGATGCACCCTTCTTGCCTACCAGCTGGAACTTTATCCTGTCTTTGATGTCAAGATCGCCATCATTGTATATAACATAAGTAGTGCCGTCGCTGCCTTTGGTTTTGTTTCCTACATAACCCATGTCTGATAGTATCTCTGACACTTTTTCTGACGGGAGGAACTGTTCCATTACACCAACGGCTGCTCCGGCTGTAGCATCCTTTGAGTCTACCAGTTTCCAGTCATAGTCGATAATGTCACGGTTCCTTTTCCAATAATCGGCATCTTCTGACTTGTCAATAGCATCGAGGAATCGCTTCTTTATTTCGGCCTTCTGCTTCTGGTTGAGCTTCTTGTCAAGGTCAAAGTAGTTGTTTCCTGTATCATCAGGTATCTCCACTTCGTAAAGTTGGCGGTCTGGCTGTTCGACGATCTCTTCTTGGAAACCGATGGTGCCAGGCTTCTCTTGTTCCTTCTTCAGATAATCCATGGCTTCCTCGGCTACGCTCTTCCCGTTACCTCTGAGTGCAGCAAAAGGATTCTTGTCTTTATGACGGTTCAACACCTCTATGGTGTGTTCACAAGCCTTGACGGCATCGTCAACATTGCCGTCTGCCCTCTTCAGATAGTCGTAAGCACGCGCCAAAGCCGGATCTTTTACAACCTTGCCGTCTACAGTATAACCCATTTCCTGAATAACTTTCCTGTGTCTGCTTTGTGCGACGTCTGCATAATACCTTGCAGTACCCTCCGAAGTGGTAACATAGGTGCCGTGACCTGATACGGCCTGACCTTCGCCACTGCCAATTTTGCCGTGGTCAAAACGGTCAAACTCGGATGCACTACCATGATAGACGCGCATTTCGTCTATCTTATCGCTGGCTTTCTTCATACGCTCACGGGAATTCACGCCGTTGAGCATGTCGGCCATGATACGGTCTGCGATCTGGTTGGCGTTGGTGTACTTCCAGCCCATCATCTTAGCGACACCCTCCCAGAAGCGGTTGAGGATATTCTTCAGGCGCTGCATGGCTGTGACGGCCTCAGCCTTGCCAAATACGCCACCGTTCTCGGCTGCTATCTCGTCGGCAATCTCACGGAGGCGTTCTGAACCACGCTTGCCTGAGAATTGGGTAATGATCTCTTCTACGAAGTCATCCTCCCTACCCTCCTTGGCAAGCTCAGGATAGTCAGCCTTTACCTTGTCGATGATTGGCTGCACCAACTTGTCATTGAGCATAATATCCTTAAAGGCGTTCCACTCATCAGGAGCCGTCTTGCGCTTCATCTCACACCACAGGTGACCGTACTCATGGATAGGCGTCTCTGACATGGCGATACGCGGATCAATATAGATCTTTCCCTGGTAGGTGTAGCCATAAGCCTGACCGTTGGCTGTCCTGAAGAAGTTTGGTTGGTCAGATTTCTGGGCCTTGATATCACCTTCGGTATCCTCACCTACAGAGAAACGGCTGTTATAGTCATCAAGGATCTTCTGGCCTAACTTCCAGTCGTCACTCACCTCGATTCCCTTGCTACGAAGGTAATCAACCACGGCGTCACGCAAGATCTTCTCCTGCTGCTCAGGCGTGTTGGCGGCCTCATAGTCCTTCGGGCGACGGATCATGCTCTCGCGGGTATGGAAGTCCGGGTTACTGCCCTTGTTGTCTACAAAGCCAAAGCGCTTGTAGAAGTCCTTCAGACGCTTGATCGACTTGGCACCAAAGCCTCCGCTTGGAGTCAGTGCCAGCGTCCAGCCCTTCTCGTCTGCAAGCCTTGCAAGATCTTCCATAAAGCGGGTGCCGTTGCCCTGGCCCTGATTCTCCACGACAATCTTATTCAGCGTGACATGATCGCCGGACTTTGAAAGAGTCAGGTCTTTCAGTCCGTACTCCTTCATCAGGTCAGGATCGTTGATGGATATACCCCTGGTGCTTAACTGTTTCAAGGCAGAATCAAAGCCTGGGTGATCACTCTCCACCATGTGCTCCTTGGCAATGGAGTGATCTGCAAACTCCTTGATCTTCTGTTTGGAACTGTCTATCCATTGGTCAAAACCTTCCTTGGTGACTCCGGTGATACGGCGAAGTCCCTGCCATCCCTCTTCGTAGTTGGAGAGATAGGCCTTTTTCGCCTCTTCCAGGGAGTCAAAGCCATATAGACATTTATGCTCATCGAATTTGCCCGTCTTTGGATCTACCTGGTCAACGACATAGACCGTACCGTTCCAGTTATCAAGATCCTGGGCGTCATTGATGAACATGTCCAGATGGTCACCGTCCTTACCGTACTTACCAAGGATATAACCATAGGTATTGTTCATCTTATGCTCCCACTTCTTGCCATTGGACTCGCCGCGACGCATGCTGCCCTCCGGATTCTCAATGGTGAAGTCGTAGCCACCGAAGGAGATATGTCCCTTCTTATAGTTGCCTGCCTCCTTCTGTCCGTCCGTAGGATCCGTGTTGACGCTCTGCTTACTGCGCTGCAGACGGGAGCTGAAGGAGTTGTCGTCTATCATCTTCTGGTAGTCCGGCTCATCCATCCATCCCTCTTCCGTGTGGCGCGCCTCGGCCTCAGCCTGGGCCAAACGGTTACGGAGGATATAGTTGGCAATATCTGTAGGCTTCTCTGCGCTGGTCATGACAGCGTGGATCACATTGCGGATATCCTGATCGGAGAATTGCTCTTTAAGTCCTTCAGGCAGCATCTCATGGATGGACTCGGCAAACTGCTTGAGGCTCCTGCCTTGGCCTTTCGGTGCCAGCCACGGGTTGAATCCCTTGGTGTCGCCGTTAAAGCCTCGAGAGCCGAAACCGGACTCGTCTTTCAGGCCGACGATCTCGTTTCCTCCTTGTTTATAGCTGGTGTAGGCAAGTGATCCGTTACCCGGCTTTGGCACGTCGCCAAGCGCATCGGCCACATACTCCTCTATAGTCTGTGGCTGCATGGATCCCTCTTCAAGATACGCCAGCGCTTCAGGGAATCCTTTGTACTGTTCCCTGACTCCACGAAGACGCTCACCCCTGCCGTTGCGTGCAAGGGCTTTATCCACCTTCTGGTTTCGTATTTCTCGGCCCCGAAGGATGAAATCCTCTTTGTGGTTGTTACGGAACTCCCCTGTAAGATTGCCAACCTTCTCCTTGTCACCCTGCTCGTAGGCTTCAAGGATCTGCTGTTTCTCACCGTCAGTCAGCACGTCAATCACCGGGATGTCACCCACCTTGAACTTATCGAACTTGTGTATCTGGCGAAGTTTCTCATCAGTATCGAGCTGCTTCTTCCATGTACCTTTACCGATGGCTTCACCAATCCTCGTACAGTGGTATCGTACTTCATGAGGTTCACCGACTGCATTTCCATGAGCATCATAGTCCTGGCGGGTTATAACCGTATATCCGTCATGGTTTATACGTTGAATTGTTAATACGGCTCTTCCACCATCACCTTTGTTAAAGGTAAATGTTCTGCCAATATTAGCTTCTACCCGTTTCTGGTAAAGCTTGCCTGTCTTGTTATCTACATTGAGGGGGCCTGCTCCTGCGATTTCTGCTTCCTGATTGCGGCTACCAGCTCCTCCAGCGTTATTCCCTGAGCTTCCGCTTCCTGTTCCAGAGCGTGTCTCAGTTCCTCCACTGGAATTCCCCGTTCCGCTGACCATTCCCGTTCCTCCTGATCCTGACGCTCCACTTCCTCCTGCGGCAGAGCCATCTTGTCCAGGTCGAACTCCTCCTGAGGCTCCTCCGGCTGCTGGAGGTTCGGGGCCTCCATCGTCTGATCCTGCTGATCCTGGCTTTGCTGTGTCTCCAGTCCTAACTTCTCCATCAGCTGCGGGCGTTGCTGGAGTAGTCTGCCCAGCATCGCCCGGCTTTCCCTCAGCTGGACGTTCTTCGGGTGATCCTTGTACTTCTCCGTCTGCGGGGGATACCACGTCGTGTCCTCCCATCCCACTGGCTCCCCTGGATAAACCTGGTCGAAGATCTCCATCATCTTGTCCTCGTAGGCTTCTTTCAATTCTGGAAATTCGCTCAACTGTGTCAACAGTGATGTCGGCCACTGCTCGTGTAACATTACGTAATCCTCGTCCGATAGAGGCAGCTTGATCCTCTGTAAATCTTCCTTCGTTAATGCCATTTTCAAAAATATCTAATAGTTCGTTTAACTTCGCATCATTAACTGTGTAGTCCCAGTTTGCAGCCTCATCAGCGGAAACGCGACCTCTTTCTGGTCTTTCTGTTGATTTGTTGCCGCTGTTGTCTATGCAGACAATATCCACGTCTGGGTGCAGTTTCCTGAGTTCTGCTATCTTTCCCTGGTTCTCTGTGAACGCTTCCCTAACAAAGTAGTCCAAGGCAAGGAATCGTCCTGTCCTGAGTCCTCTTTCGATGGTGTTGCCAAATGATGTTGGTGCATCGTTATAGACAGCTACCACCTGTATATCTGTCATTCCTGCCTTCTTTGCAGCATCGATAGCCTCATCCAGACTGCTTATGTTATTGAAAGCAGAATCATAGACCATCCCGCGATCACTGAAATCCATGCTTTCGGTTGCTTTGCTCTTGCCAGCACCTCCAGCCCCAGTAAGTAGCGTGATACTCCTGTTGCCATTCTTTACGGCATCCTGGAGCATCCTTTCGTAAACTGCTTTCGTCAGCCGTTTGCCTTGTCTCTTGAAATCCGGCACGTTCTTACCGTTATAGCCTATAGGAGTAAGAGCGTCCCGCAGTTTGTCAGGATCCAGAATATTTCCATGAGTCCGTATGTAAGAATCTACGATCTCGTCAAAGTGTTCGTCTACCCACTTGGCCTGACTCTCCGGATCTGTTGCAAAGTTACGAATTTCTTTTGGATTTACCAAATTTTCCCACACTTTTTTTGCCTTTTGGGCCTTAATTTGTTGGGAAATACCATTCCAGTAGTCCAGTTTCTTCTGAAGATCGGCGATTTCTGTGTCATGGGCATCGATATCGTTCATGTCCGTCACCTTCGACATGTCTTTCTTTGAAAGCTCGTCGATCTGCCTGGCAAGGTTGTCAACCATCAGGTCAACCATCTGTCCGGCTTTCTCCTCTCCCTTCTTCTCGACAAGATCTGCCAGGGTGTCCTCGGGTGTGGCCTGCTCATACTGCTTGCGGCCATTCTTGTCAACAGGGATCTTCGACGCGGGAGTGGTTGTTTCCCCACTATTCTTATTGCTCTCGTTAAGCCTATTCTCCAGTTCTTGCTCTAAAGAAGTTTTTTCCGGTTCCACGACTGGAGTTTCGACTACAGGTTCGGTGGTATCAGTCACTACCGCCTCTTCCTCAGTCTGAGGTCTTTCGGCCGCATCAATCTCATTGCTCTTGGCCTTGCGGTACTCATCGATATCAAGCGGCTGCGGCTCTCCAACAGGGTTTCCTTCTTCGTTAAGTTCTATCTTCAGCCACACCACGTTACCAGTCCCGTCAGGCTCACCGGCAACCATATACAGCCTGCCGTCGGAACCCGTAAAGGTCTCACCCATCTCCTGGGGAGTCTCTGGCGTTTCAGGATTCAGCTCTATGGAGTCGTCGGCCTGCTTCATCAGCTGACCGCGAAGACCTTCCATACTGTTGTTGGCCTCCATCAGGCGCCGTGGATCCAGGATCGCAGTCACAGTCAGATTCTGGGGGTTGACCACCTCTATCTCGCCTGTATTCCTGTCACGGAGGATCACCACACCCGTACCGTCTGAAGATACGACCTTTCCGTCAGGCATAACCTGTATGTGTCCGGCTGTAACATAGTAGTCACTGTTATCATAGGACGCCTCTATCAGGGTGCCGCTGTCAGGATGGGTGTTGCGACGGATTACTGCGTTGGCAGCCTCAACCTGCTCGTCAATATTCTTAAGGGCCTCATCCATGACACCCCTGAGCTTGGCCGTGGCATTATAGTAGTCCCTGGCTGCCTCTATCTGCTCCTTGGTGACTCCCCTTCTCGTAGCCAGCTCTGCCATCTTCTCGTCGGCATAGTCGTCGGCATCGATCACTTCCCTGGCAAAGTCGTTGCCAAAGGTGGAGAGGTGTTCCTCTGCCAGCTGGGCATCGACCTGGGCAAAATGGCGCTCTATGGGATCCACCTTGCGTCCGTCCTCGTAGTTACGCTTGGGGTTGTACTCATCCTTCGGGTAGGCATTGTCGTGGATGGTCTGATACATCTCCCTGAACACCTCGTCGCTGCCGTCGCGGATCACGGTCTGGATATAGTCGCGGGCCTCTTCATCGGTCAGCTCACGGCCCTCATGCTCTTCCTTGAACTTGTTCAGTTTCTCCAGTTCTCGCTGCATACGGCCCTGCTTCATGCCGTTGGCACGTTCAAGCATTGCTGCGGCCTCCTTCTCACCCGATATCTGATCCCTGACGGCATCGACTATCTTCTGCCTTGCATCGTCGCTGGCCGTATTCCACATGTTCACGGCATCGTTGCGCTCCATCTGAGTCTTGAACTCGTTGCGCCACTGGTCGGCATCCTCGAAGGAGTCGAACTTCATTTCGCGGATGCAGTTGCCGTCCTTATCGCGGGTCTTCAGCGTCACGCTGCCATCATTACCCTGTACGATGTCGGCACCGGTCTCGAGTCCTGGCTTATAAACACCACCAAGGACAGCAGCCACCTTCTCCTTAACGGTGGCGGGATATTCGGGATTCTCCATGAAGGCGTTATAGGAGTCTGCCAGTTTCCTGCGCATCTCCTCTCCCTCCGGTGTCAGTCTTTTCTTACCGTTGACTTCGCTGACGGCCTTATCCGGATGCATGCCGCTCAGGGCCTCCAGCAGCGACTTACCTTCGGCAGAGTCACGGATCAGGGCCTCTTCATCCTTGGTGAAGTTGACGCCAGTACGCTGTGCCTGGTTACTCCTAAGAGGATGGGCAATCTCTCCAATGGTCTTCACAAGGCCGCCAGGGCTTGACAGTTTCATCACTCCAAGCTTCATCAGGGACTCAACACTACCCTCAAAGGGATTGGTGAAGCCTTCCTCGCCCTGGATCATCTTTGCAAGTTCCTCAGTGGCATACATCGTCTCAGCCTCGGCACCGAATCCGGCAGCCTTGGCGCCGATCTTGGCAAAGCCACTCAAAGGCTGGGAAAGTGCCTGAGACACGCCTCCGGTAAGACCGAAGGCAGCACCGGTGGCCAGGCCCTCGGCTGTGGATCCTGCCAGCTTCAAGGGATCAAACTCGTCGTCGCGCACCTGTCTGGCACCCTCTGACAAAGCGTTGAAGCCACCCATGGTAATACCGCTGCTGATGACGTGCTGCATGATATAGTTCTTCATCCTGGCACCTACGCTGTTCTCCAGCGCCGTGCCCACGATGCTGCGGGCAGCGCCCTCACTGAGGCCCTTAGCTATCATGTTCTGGATCTGACGCTCAGCAAACTTCTTAGCCACCTGGCCGCCTACCCTTCCCGTCACTCCAAAGAAAGGAGCATCGGCAGCAAAGGTTACACCAATCTTTGAAAGACTGGCAGACGTGCTCGGGCTATAATAGGGGTTACGGCCTTCTTCCGTCATAGCCTCAGCCTGATTCTTATAGGCGCGCTGGCTCTTGGTCTTCAGGAAGGTGTCGGCCACCATGCCGACAATACTGTTGCTAAGACCGTTCACGACATACTCCAAGCCGCTCTTTGGAAGTTCCTTGGAAATCATGGCACTCTCGAAACGGCTGGCGAGATCCGACTGGATCTGCGGCTTGATGATATTCTCCAGGTACTCGTTGCGGTCTATGCCCATCCTGTCGGCCTCCTTGCCGATCTCCTCAACAAAGGAACTGTCCTTATAGACACTCTCCATCTGCTGTTTCAGATAGTTGAGGATCTTGTCAGGATCCTTGGCCTGATTGGATTCTCGGATATTACCGAAGATGCCTGCGCCTGCGGCTGTGCCTGTTGGCAGACCGCCCGTAGCGTTGCTGTCCTTCCTTCCACCCTCAAACACCTCACTGGCTTTCTTGTCAAACTCGGCAACGGCCTTATCGACGGCTGGCACGACTACGGAGCTGCTGATACGCTTAACACCCTTCTGCAGGTCGTCCTCCCATTCGCCTTGGGTCTTGATGATGTGACTGTTGACATCCTTATTACCGGTATCCATGACAGGCTGGCTGCGTCGCTCTTCCTCGCGCTCCATCTGCCTGAGCTGCTTGACGGCAAAGTCATTCTGACGATATACTGCGTCGCGTTCTGCGGCGGTCATCTCGGTGTCAGGCTTATACGGTACGCCAAACTGTGAGGCTCCGGGATCACCCGTCTCACGTACCTGGCCAGGGGCAGACGGCTTGTAGGCTGCGCTCTTTCCTGTAGCACTGCCCTCTGATCCCCATGGGGTGCCCACCGTCTGACTCTCAGGTGCCTCAACGCTCTTGGGTGCAGAAGACACCACAGCAGGCTTCGGCTGTTGCTGGGGCGCTTGCTGTGGTGTCTGTCCGACAAAACCCTTCTTGACATTCGTACCAGAAGGATGCCTTTTCATGAAGTCATCATACGTGGCATGGTCAACCTCCTTCATCTCACCGCCGATCTTCATCTGTCTGACGGTCATATCGCGGTCAAACTGATCGTATTCAGGAAGTTCCCAGCCGGCACCCTGAGCGGCCCTGTATATAGCCTGACGGGTGTCTTTGTTATCCATGTTCTGATTAAAATCCTCAAATGTACCGAGTTCAAATCCGTCCTTTGAAAGATTGTCGTACATCTTGCGGCGGTTAGCGCTGCCGTATATCTTGCCGTCTTCCATACTTAATATAAACTACCCTTTTTACTTGACGATCCTGTATTGCCTCCTTTTATCTGATAACCGGTTATTATCTTCTTTTTCTTTGTGTCACCAGACTTCTTCTTGCCGCCACCTGACTTGTTAGCTCTGGTTACTGCAGCCTGGCCTTGCTGAAGATTTCTTTTCACCTGGGAGTCGTAGACGTCGCCCCGCTTGCCACGGAGGAAGTTCTCTGTCTCGGTTTTGGCCTCGGTGTTCTTTGTCCTGGCATCCGTATTCCTGGCTGCGGCCTCAGTTTTCAGCTTATCGTTTTCCGCTTTCAGTCTTGCCATCTCCTCACGGGTGTCATACCAATTCAGGTTGGCATCGTGTTTCTCCTTTGCCATCCTATCGGCCTCTATCTGCCTTTGCAGGTTATAGAGCGACGTGGCGTACTGGCGCTTGTAGTTGGTTATGCCGTCGCGTAGCTGGCGCTGCTGCTGGATCTCGTTGTCTACCAGCTGATAAGGATTATTGTATGTCTGCGGCGTTGCGCCCTTGGTGGAATAATAAAGGTTGCCAAGCTGCCGGAGGCCGTCGAAGAGTCCCATCCAGGCCTGCATCTTAGACCTGTTCTGCATCATCCTGCGCTCCTGGGCCTCACGCTCTGCGGGTGAAGGACCGAGAAGCTCTGCAAGAGATCCAATAGGGTTGGTCGTGTCAAGGGTCGGAAGGACAATGCTGCCGACGGGCTGCTGGGTGTTGCCGTTCTGCTGTAATCCAGCCTGGCTCTGATAATAGTCTTCAAGTCGTCCCATAGTCCTAACTCTTTAAAGATAACCCTGCCCGTTTAATGCCTGGTATATGAATGGATTAAGTACACCATAGTTTTTGCCCATCTGTGACAGCTGGCTTGGTGTGCTTCCAGATGTCGGAGTTACACCGCCTCCAGCCGGACTGCCATTTCCAGTCATTCCGCCTGCTATTCCTGCCGCCACCTGCATCATGGCGTTGCCGATACCGGATGCAGCCTGGGCGACGGCCTGCCCCTTTGCCTGGTCGATGCCTATCAGCTGCTGGTTGAGGCCTGAGATCTGCTGACGGTAGGATGCGTCCACCTGGTCCTTTTTGTCCTCATGGGCTGCGACGGCGTTGGCGATGACCTCGGCCTGCTTCTGGTTCTGCAGCTCCTTCTCTGCGGCCACGGATGCCTCAGTCTTGCCTCCCACGGCAGCCGCACCGCTGGAACGCTTATACTCGCGGTCTGCCATGTCTCTCAGCATGCGCATGGTGTTCTGACCGCTGGCCGTGTCGGTCCACGACTCGTATTTCTTACGTCTGCGCTCTGCCTCGGTGGCGGCCTTCTCGGCTTGGACTTTTGCCTCGGCCTCATTGTTGGCAGAGGCAGACTTTGCAGCACCGTAGATTGACGTAGCTGCGGATATTACTGCCGGGATCGCCCAGATCCACTCTTTCCTGGTTGGTGAGCCTGCCGGACATGAGCTGCCCAACGGCTGGTTAAGTATGCTCCATTTCATAATTACGTAATTATTGATTTTGGCCTCAAAGTTACGCAGAAATAGGCTTGTGTCTTTCATATAATTCCTTTACGGCCAATAAACCATGATATTTTATTGCCGAAGTGTTAATAAAGTCGTTAAAATGTTGTATCTTTGCAGCAAGGATTTTTAGTTAAACATAGGCTTTAGTTATAGAAATGGAGGCTCGTCGTGATGACGGGCCTCCTTTCTATTCCTTTCAAATTCTTTAAAGACTTGAAAGAATAAGCATGTTCAAACAGTCTTATTTCGTCGGTTTTATATACAATAAGCGTTTTTCACTAAAATTTTGTGCTTATTTTTAAACACCCATTTCAAATAGCCTTTTGTTTTGCTCTTCGGTCAAACGTGATCTTTGTCCGTCAACGCCTATTAGATAATCACCTTGCACCACACCAAGCAACAGACTTGTAACCTTAATTGTTAAGTTGTTACCAGATTGCTCAATTTGGCTATCCATCATATTATAATCTTTATATAATATTGTCCTTACACAACGTTGTCTCAAAGACTCTTTTGTTATTGGGCCTGTTATAGGGTCATCTATCCAATTACGTAATATATGTTCAACCTGTTCGCTCTCTTTTCGTTTTATATCAGAACAGCATTTATCTATAAAACTATTCACAGGCTTTATTTCCTCTAACAAAGGGTTTGTTTCCATACAAGCCAACTGTTTGTTTATGCCTAGTTCCATGTCTTTCTTAAATTGTAGCCTTCTTACTCTTGCATCTATCAGCATTTCATGAGACTTTACAAAATAATCCTCGGCACGCTTGTGGGTTGCTCTTTCTAATTCCTTTTCTAATTCTTCATAATTAAATTTATCCATATTATTCTGCTTTTCTAAGTTTGACTTCTTTTGCCTTTGCAAATTCTGCCGCTGCCATGATGGCCTTCTCCTCATCGTCGAGCTTCAGGTATTTCTTCAGCATGCGCTCAGAACTATGTCCGGTGATAACCATGATAGACGATAGCGAGATCTTCCGCTTGTAGGCGTTGGTGGCGAATGTCCGTCGAGCTGTGTGTGTCTTGATACACTCATAGAACTTCTTCTGTGTCGGGATCTCCATCGTTCCGTGCAGCTCCTTGATGCCAGCATTCTCACGCCATCCCAGCAGGCGGCCAATTATCTTGATGCGTTCGTTCAAGTCCTGGTCGTAGATGTGCGGCAGTCTGCCACCATACCTGGCCAGTATCACACGGATTCGTAGATCGAGCGGTATGTAGATCCATTTCCCAGTCTTATCCTGCTGGAGGTAGATATAGTCGTTCTCGTCGCTCAGGGTGCGAAACATGGTGTCGTTGATGCGCTTGTAGTCGCTGACACGCTGACCTGTCAGGCATCCGACGACAAAGATATCCTTTGCCTCGTTCAGCAGTTTCGGCGTCCGTCGTGTCAGCTGATCCTTCATCACGGCGCGCTCCTCGTCACTCGGTGCCAGCTTCATCAGCCGTTTGATGGTCTTCTCGTTCTCAAAGTCGGTCTCATACATCTCCTGCACTCTCTCGTCGGTCAGATAGACATTCTCTACGTCCTGGGAGTCTGCGGCAAAACGGCTGCTCTCAAACTCCGTCGTGGTGGTCAGCTTCATATCCTTTGCGGCATAGAGGAAGATCTTCAGGTTCTTGACGTGACGGCCTATCGTGTTCGGTGAATATGGACGGGGATTGCCTCTCGCGTCCTTCTTCTCAAGGAAGAATCTGCGCCAGTCGTCATAGAAGTCCAGCGTAATATCGTCAAAGTCGAGGATCCTGTGTCGTGTCTTCTGGTAATGCTCCAGCTGTGACTGCGTTCCCTTGTAGCTCTTGATGGTGCCCTCCGTAATCATTTTGGCACTCCTGCGTTTCAGCCTCTCCCCGCTTTCGCATTGATGGATGAAGTCGGCTATAAAGTCCATCAGGGTCACACGCTTCGACTCCTCTTCTTTCCTCGTCTGCTCCTCCATCTGGCGCTCCACCTCTTTTATAATATCCTCATGCAGGATCTCGTCGATGGCCGCTTTGGCCGTCTCAGGCGTAGCCGTACCGGCGGCGATCATGGTGTCGAGTACGGTCTTGATGTTCCAGAGCTTCATGGCGAGTGCGTCCCTGATGGCGATGGTGCTTCCGCTCCTTTGTGCGGCCTCCGCATCTTTCAGGACTGTCTCGATATAGCTCCAGTCCTTTTTGCCCAGCGTGATCCCAAGAGCGACTGTCTTGTTCAGGCTGGGTCTTTTGTATAGTCGGGCATACAGATTCACGGTTCCGTCATCCTTGCTGCCCCGTGCAATGATCTGTGTCAT